CTTGCAGTTCATTTCTCTCATCTTCACTTTCCGTTGCTTTTGCTTAAATTGTGCATACCGCTCGGCACACCTTCGCCACCATGATGCTCACGCTGGGAGCCGACATCTACACCACCAGCAAGCTGCTCGGTCACTCCCGAATATCCACTACTGAGATATATGCTAAGATTGTGGATAAGAAGAAGGATGAAGCGATGGGGCTGATTGATAAGTTCTTCGATAAGGAATAAAAAAATCTCTGTAAGGTAGCCAGCCTTGCAGAGATTTTTATTTTTCTAGTTGGGAAAATATTTTTTCCTAGTTAGGGAAATAAAAACATACTACTTCCCAAGAATAACCTTCCAACCAGTCTTCCCATTCTTTTTAAAACAAAGAAGGACAGATAACAATATTGTTTGGAATAAAACAATACCAGAGTATCTGCCAAACGCATACGCAGTTCCTCCACCAATAACACCACCGAGTATGATATGGATGATTTCGATAGCAAAGAAGGCATATACACCATACTTTTTCTTATTCACAACTAAGATGATGGCAATAGCAATCAACACACTAAACACACCATTCAAAACATCCAATGCTCCAGTAGACGCATCTAAACCCATCGTAATACAGCCAGTAGCAATACCCATAACTGAGCGAATAATCTGATAAACTGCACATACCCAAAGTACACCTGAGGCAAAGCCATTCAACTCATTACCACCCTTATTGATTGGATTCTGCTTTTCGTACCACTCTGTAGAAAACTTCTGTCCTTCTACATTCTTTGTTTCATTAACTTTCTGTTCCATAATTTATGTTATTTAAAAATCCGTATAATCTAACAAAACCGAAAACATGAAGTTACTATAAACATCCTTATATGTTGCTCTGAACTTCAATCCGACAACTTTCATAAATGCTCTAAATTTTGAGCGTGTCACCTGATAAGAACCGCTTGCAAACATCTTTTGTGCCATTTCTTTAAAAGCATCGTGCATACAACTTTTAAACAAAGCCATATCCTCCGCTGAAACATCACTAGCATCCATATCTACGGTATAAGTTGATGTCATTGTCCAATTGATAAAAGCTATCGAATTTAACGTGGTTATTTCATCAACCTGAGCAGGAAGCTGCTGATTCATGTCTTTACAGAAATTGATAAACTGCTGTCTTACAACAGCCTTTTCTTTTGCAGAAATAGTCTGTGCGCTAACAATCATTGAGGATAGAACACATATAATTACAAATAATAATCTTTTCATATCTCACACATTTAAATTAATAGCATATCTTGCAAGGAGTTCTGCCCATGTCCTCAGCTTCCTCTTCGCTAATCTCTTCTATTTCTCCTGAGCAGCGAGAGAGACCTCTGCAATCTCGCTCGCAATGGTAACGCTTGGATGAACTGCCAGTACAGATAAAAACATTATCACTTGATACAGCCGACTTTACGACAGACACCTTCTTCTCAGGTTCTACGTCAGCAGACTTCTTGAAAGAACTGCTGCATGATGCCATCAGGATGATAGCTAAAAGTAATACTATATGCTTCATACTAAAAATCTTCTTTTACGTAATCATACGGACCATAAGAAATAGCTACGATATATCTTCCAGTTGTAGATTTAAAAACTTTGACAAATATACCATAATACTCATCATTTACTGGAGACTCTCCACATCTATAACAAATAAATCCTTCTTTATTTTTATAAGAACTTATATTATCATAACTCTTAGACAAAGTTTGCTTTAAACTTTCTCGCCTAATCTTTGCAGTTTCAAACTTATCATAAACAGACATAAAAACGCATTCATTAAAATAAGTTCCATTTACATCTGCCTGAAAGCAAAATCGAGCATAGTCAAAGAAATAACCTCCATAAAAAATATCCTCGTATTGTATGCTATTATATGTAGTTTTATACGGTTCTCCAAACTTTATTTCTAACAATCTTTCTGCTACATCTAAAGACTGCCCGAAAGGAACACCGCAAATAGAACTCTGTGCATATACTATATATGTACAAAGAAACATAAATGCAGATAAAAATAATCTTTTCATACCTACCACATTTTAATTATCCTACATTTGCTTGTCTCATACTACCACCTAAAACAGATAGTAGCTGGTCGTAGCGTTTCTCTAACTCTTCGTACTTCGCCTTCCAAACAGAATCGTCTAACAAGTCGTTTTTGTCTTCACGATACTCAGGAGTAGGTTCAGCCACCAAGAACGATTGTTCATCAAGAAGTTGCTTTCCATTACCCCTAAGGAGCCATTCGGCTGAAATCTCATCAAACTCATTCAGAAACCCTTCGATAAGACCAAGTGATACAGCTTGGTCACCACGAAGTTGGCGATTACAAGTTACTTGCTGCATTCCAATCATTTTCGAAAAAGCAGATATACTTATTTGTTTAGCCTCTAAAACAGACTTAATTCTTTGTGCTACAAGACTTTCCATACATTTTACATTTTTAAATCATACTTAAATAAACATAACCGACTAAAGAAATATGCAATTTTGTTTGGTAGTCTAAACATATTTGCATACCTTTGCACTCGTAAACAACAAGTTGCTTAATTATTAGAAGCAAAAGTACAATAAAAAATTAAGATATGCAAGTAAAAAAGATAAAAATTATCAAAGTTTCGCTTGAAGGACGAAAAAAACTTGCTGAGCGATATGGTTGCTGTAGAGAAACAATCTTCAACGCTCTTGCATTTAGAAGTCAGAGCAAGCAATCCGAAAGCATCAGGCATGATGCCCTGAATGAGTTCGGAGGAGTTGAGACCGATAAGGTCATGTTCTACTAATAATAAAGAAGGAGGAATCCTATGAATGAAATTTCAACTATTGTAGATGGTGACCGAATGACATCACTACAGATTGCAGAGATTACTGGCAAGCGTCATGCTGATGTGATGAAATCCATCCGAAAGATGGAGCCAGCTTGGGAAAAAGTAGCCGAGGGAAAATTTGCCCTCGGGTCTTACAAGGATGAAAATAACCAAGATAGACCTTGCTACTCCCTCAACAAAGAAGAGTGTCTCTACATCGCCACCAAGTTCAACGATGAAGCGAGAGCCAAGTTGATTAAACGATGGAAGGAACTGGAGGAGCAACATCAAAAGCCATCCGTTCCTCAGAACTATCTCGAAGCTCTCAAATCTCTGGTCAAGTCCGAAGAGGAGAAACAGCAGCTAGCTTTGGAAAATAAGAAGCAGCAGGAACAAATCCTCACTATCAGCAAGACGAACATGGAACTCGGCAACAAGATTACCGAAATGCTGCCTAAGGTCAGCTACTACGACAGAATCTTGCAGAGTAATGCCACCATGACCGTTACTCAGATTGCTCAGGACTACGGAATGAGTGCCATGAGATTAAACAAGGAGTTGGAGTCTATGAGAATCCAACACAAGGTAAGAGGTCAATGGATATTGTTTGCCCAATTCCTCGAAGGTGGCTACGTTCACAGCAGAGCAGTAGACATATTAAGGAGTGATGGTCGGCACGATGTGAAATACAACACCGAGTGGACAACGAAAGGAAGAATCTTCCTATATGAATCACTCAAAGCGAAGGGCATTCTCCCCTTAATAGAGCAGGAGAACACTCCCAGCGATAAGGGCACTGGTAGAACAGAGCCAGCCAAGGCAGCTAGTGCCAGTCAACAAACCATCAAATTCAACTGATATGATAGACAAAGAGATTAAAGAGCAGCTAGACCGCATAGAGCAGTATTCGCTCATAGCTGCAAAGAATGTGCTCAACATTAATGAAGCTGCAATCATTCTCGGTATGACGGTTAGAGGAGTGAGAGAGAACGTCAGGAACCGCATCATTCCTTGCTATAAACCAAATGTCAACCGACTCTACTTTAAAAAGAGTGAGTTGGAAGAGTGGATGACTCAGAATCGCAGGAAGAGCATGGCAGAGTTGAAATCAGAGGCAGCAGCCTATTGTTTTACCCATTAAACAGATAAACTTATGATAGCAGATGTAATGTTGGTAGCCAGCGTAATAGCTTTCGCTGTTGCCGTTAAGGAAATTCACTCCTACTTCAAGGAAGTAGGCAAGTAAGATATATGGAGATTGAACCTCACAAGAATAGTTAAGTATTAAGTTATTAGTGTGTTAAGTCTTATAATATTTCAGTCATTGAAAACAGCAGAGGTTTTTTGGAGTTTGCTACTCCCAGTCTACACAATAACTTTGTCGTTATAATTTTACATGTTTTAAGTTTTTACCCAGCGCAAGTAACTCAGTTGGTAGAGTATGAAGGTTTATGAGCCTTCGATGTCGTGGGTTCGAGTCCCACCTTGCGCCCCATATAGCCCGATTCCAAGGCTTTATATCGGATAGGATAAACCTTCCTAGAGAGGTACACGTACCCAAAAGGAGCATCATTAACCACAGATGGTGCTTAGACGTGGAAGTGGCAAGCGAGTACATACACCTGATAGGTGGAATTTGGAAAAACTTGGAGTTCACTTGTGAAGAAGCAGACCTGATGCCGTGACCCTTATATAATAAGGTAGCATCTAAAGGTAGGAGCGCACAACTACAAATCGGTTCTAATGCAGCCAGCACGCTTTCTTTCTATTCGGTTCAATAGTTATAATTGGTTATTTTATAGAAATCAGATATATCACAATATGTGCGATTACTAGTGCTGGGAGTCCTAAGCCTTCATAAATGCAGAAGGGAACCAAGGAGCGATTCACCATCCGCCAAGATTGTATAGATGTCGCTCCACGGAGGTGGCGGTTTTATCATATTCATTTTACTGCCCCTCCTTTTATGGATAGAAATTATAAACTTTAATATATTTTACATTTTTTGCATTTTATATTTGAATTTTTTATCATTGCGGTAGCGACCGCTCAGGTTAAACTAAAATAAAAAACTCTCGCCCCACCATTCGTGAGAATCGTGGGGTTTTTAATTTGAACATTTAAACCATACAATATGAGATATAAAGCAAATAGTTGTCACGATTGTCTCTTCTCGACCATTTGTGACAACCCGAAAAAGAACCCCGATGGCGGCTACAGATGTAGCATGTATCAATGGAAGTATCAATAACAACTTAATACATATAAGATATGAAAGAACTTATCGCAATTCAGTCAGAACTGAAAGCCCCGAAGAGTCAGTTCAACAAATTCGGTGGCTACAAGTATCGCAAGGCTGAGGACATCTTAGAAGCTGTCAAGCCTTTACTCGCCAAGCAGAAATGTACGCTCATCATCACCGATGATGTAGTCTTGATAGGTAACCGCATCTACGTGAAGGCAACTGCTACCATCAAGAACGAGAAGGGCGAGTGTGAAACAACCAATGGTTGGGCTAGAGAAGAGGAAACCAAGAAAGGTATGGATGGCAGTCAGATTACTGGAGCATCATCCTCCTACGCCCGAAAGTATGCTCTCAACGGTCTCTTTGCCATTGATGATAACGCTGATTCTGATACCACCAACGATGGGCAGCATCAGGAAGCGCAGCAACAGACACAGACTCAGCAGCCAGCCGCCCAGCAGACAGCATCCACTCAGTACCACCCGAGTGACCTGAACGAAGGATTGGCTTACCTGAGCAGATGTGTTAGCAAGGACAATCTATTGTGGGTAATTCAGCATTACCAGCCACTCTGCTCTAACACTCAGTTCATGCAAGCAGTATCAGCCAAAAAGAAACAATTAGGTATACAATAATATGACAACAGAAACAAAGAAAATCACTTTGAATGTACCAAGAGTCACATTCATTGAGGAGTCTCATCAGTACTTCATCGGCAAGAAAGAACTAAAAGGAGTGACGGGAACGCTCATCAAAAAAGCCTTCCCCGACACCTATAAGAATGTTCCTGAATCGGTAATGAAGAAGGCAGCAGAGCGAGGAGGTCTTATCCACAACACGTTTGAAACCTTCTGTTCCATATTCGATGCAGACATCAAGCAGTACCCGAACCCTACGGAAGAGCTTCAAGCCTTTCATAGTATGTTAGTCGCATACGATTTACACTATGTAGCATCCGAGTATCTTGTTACAGATGGTGAGAACTTCGCATCTGCCATTGATGGAATCTTTGCCGACAACGAAGGCAATATCTATCTGGTAGATTACAAGACCACCGCCACCCTTCACTACGACAACGTATCGCTCCAGCTATCAATCTATGCAAAATGGTTCGAGGAGCAGAATCCTGACTTGAAGGTCAAGGAGATTGTCTGCATGTGGTTCAAGAACGGACAGAGCAAGTTCCAGCCACTCCCAAGGGTAGCTGATTATCAGATTGACGATTTAATCGCTGCTTATCTTGCAGATGATGCAGAGTATCAGTATAAGGTGGAAGTTCCTGAGCAGTTTTCTTCACTAGAGCAGGAGTTCAGATTAATAACCGCTCGTGTGGATGCCCTAAAGATTAAGCAAGATGAGTTGAAGGAAAAGATAATGAAGATGATGGAAGACAACAAGCAGAAATCCATCAAGACTCAGTTCGCCTCCTACTCTTATGTGGCAGCTACCACCAAGAAAACCTTCGACACGAAGCTGTTCAAGGACACGGAGCCTGACCACTATGAGCACTATCTAAAGGAAACGACCACCAAGCCATCAATAAGAATCAAACTTAATTAAGTATAGATATGAACGTTAAATTTACTGGTAAAATTATTGCAGCAGGGCAAGTTCAAATGGGAACTTCCCAAAATGGAACCCAATGGAGTTCCCAAGAGTTTGTTATTGAGGAACTGAATCAGCAGTACCCTTCAAGAGCCGTTATCCAAGTTTATGGTTCAGACAAGATTCAGCAGTTCGGCATCCAAGTAGGTGAAATCATCACAGCAAACATCGGATTGAAGGCACATCAGTCTAGAGACGGACGATGGTTCAATCAGTTGGATTGTTGGAAGGTGGAACGACCAAATGGTCAGCAGCAAGGTCAGGTTGTCCAGAGTCAGGTTGGCGCAGCACCTCAGCCAGTTGGTGGATATTACCAACCACAGCAGCAGCCAATACCTCTGAGCCAGCCACAGCAGTTTCCCCCTCAGGTTAACGCAAGCGGTCAACCTATTCAGCAGAATGCTCAATATGCAGGTGGTCAGCAGCAGGGACTTCCCTTCCCTGCCCCAAACCAATAATAAATAAGGTATGGAAATTCATCTAGTAAGAACCTCCACTGGTCTTCGCCCCTACACGGATGATGATTACGAGGAAATGAAAAAGATAAAGGTTGGTTCCATCGTCAAGGCGAACATAGTTCGACCAAGGAACATCAAGTTTCATCGCAAGTTCTTCTCCCTTATCAGAGCAGCATGGGATTGTCTCACAGAGCAGCAGCGCACAAACCTACGTTCTATAGACACATTCCGTGAGCAACTTCTGATAACATCAGGATTCAGCGAACCGCTTTACGACCTCAACGGGCAGAAGTTCTTAGAGCGAGCCAAGTCTATCTCCTTCGCCAAGATGGATGAGCCAGCCTTCAATGAAGTATATAGTAGAGTCTTAGACACCATCCTCACGATACTCTATGCAGATGGTGTTACAGAAGACGAGTTTAATAACATTTTACAAAATTATAGTTAGTATGACACGTAGAAACGACAAGCGCAGCAACACCCCAGAGTTACCACCATTTGCACAGATGCTTTTCGGAGCAATCGTTGGCAAAGGTGTAGACATGATTGCCAAGAAGATGGCAGAGAATGCCGAGGAAGAGACTCCTGATATTCATGCAGAAGGTATCAGCAATCAGGACGTTACCAACATTAACAACGGCAAGGCAACCTTATCTAAGTTGCGCATTCCTGCTGATGGTTCGGCAGTAGAGTACCCAATCCCTGATAATCTCCAGTTTTTCTTCGATGAGGAAGGTAAGTTGATGGTTCGTCAGAAGATTGAAGGAGACGAGAAGCCTACTAATAAAAAAGAAGAGGATGGCAAGCCTATCACTTATAATGATATTGCCAAAGAACTCTACTTGAACAAAACTGCACATTGGATTTCTTGCAGAAACATAATTCATCAAGAACGACAGAGTTTAAGTAGTTACGAAGATACAGTCAACAGCACTACTCCTGCTCAGGCTAAACGTTATGCAGCCTTCAATAAGTTGCAGAACATCGGCAAGTTTCTCAATGGTGACTGGAAACCGGACTTCGACAGAGACGATGAAAAATGGAATATCAATAAAGAAGGTGATACATTTATCGAAATGTACACAAGAAGATTGAACAAAGCGGGTGTTTACTTCAAGTCGCAAAAACTTACCAAGGAAGCCATCCGCTTGATGGGTGAAGAATCTCTCAACGACCTTTTCTCAACTGATTGGTAATGGCAAGATACGCTGAAATCAAGGCAAAGCTAGAGCAGGAAGGCAAGAAGATACGCAAGCGTTTATCCTACGATGAGCACAACTTGCAAGCCGCAGAGGTCAGGTATATCCGTGGGGTATATCCTGACCTTGAAGGAGTCTTCTTTGCCGTTCCTAATGGTGGCAAGCGAACTACCCGACAAGCCGCATGGCTCAAAGAAGAAGGTATGAAGGCAGGAGTATCTGATATGCTGCTCCTGAAGCGCACCTCCCAGTACGGTTTCCTCTGTATCGAAAATAAAATAACGAAAGGTAGGCAGGAACCCGAACAGAAGGTATTCCAGCATGAAGTAGAACGACATGGTGGCAAGTACATCATTGTCCGCTCTATAGATGAATTTATCCAAGCAATCGACAATTATTTAAATGGTGAACTATGAATTATGTTAAATTTGATAATAGTTTTTTTAGAGAGGAACCATCTATTATAGAACAATTCTTAGTAGAATATCAGGAAAAAGCAGATGAATATATTACACAAAAGATTATTGCTATTCTTGAATCCAAAGGCTATAAGGTAACCGCTCCACCCAAGGAAGTCAAAGACGAATATACCTTTGAGCGAGCATGGAACTTGTACGACAAGAAGGTAGGCTGCAAAGACAAACTCGAAAAGAAATGGAACTCCATGAGCCTGAAAGACCGCAAGGCAGCTATAGAGTATATTCCTCTCTATGTAATCTCAAAGCCCGACAAGCAGTACAGAAAGAACTTCCAAACCTTCCTTAACCAGCGAGGTTGGGAAGATGAAATCATCGGAGCAACACCATCGCCAGCATCCGTTAACGAGAATCCTTCCGAAATCAGTCAACTCATCGCAAAGACGAAGGCTGAACAGAACGTAACAAATGCGGATAAGGACAACGTTTTCAAGACACGCATCATAGGTATGATAGAGCTTCTGCAAAAGAATCCTCATAGCCTATGCCGAAAGCAGTTGGAGATATATCGTGATAACGGAACCTTGGAACGCTTGGGCATCCAATGGAATCCATAACCACAAATCTGTTTACCAAAATGATAGCAATCAGTAAGTACAACAAGCAGCATCCTCTCAGAGTCTTTGAGGCATTCGCTGGCTATGGCAGTCAGAGCCTAGCCTTCAAGTACCTCAAAGATAAGCATCCTGAGTTCGACTTCAAGGTAGTGGGCTACTCAGAGATAGAACCATCAGCTATCCAAGCCTACGGACTCCTGCACGGAAGAGATATACCTAACTATGGAGACGTGACAAGGATAGACTGGAATGAGGTTCCCGACTTCGACTTCATATCATGGTCTTCACCATGCCAAGATTTCTCCAATGCAGGACTTCGCCAAGGAGCAGAGGAAGGCAGCGGCACACGCTCATCCCTTATCTTTCAGGAGAAGAGAATGCTGGCAGTCAAGAAACCAAAGTACGTGATGCTAGAGAATGTGAAAGGTCTTCTCTCAAAGTCAATGAGGAAGTACTTCTTCCAGTACCTCAAAGACCTCGACTCCTTTGGTTACACCTCCTTCTACAAGGTGCTCAATGCCAAAGATTATGGAATCCCACAGAATCGTGAACGTATCTTCGTTATCTCCATCCTACGCACAGAAGACGAGCCGAACCCAGAGTATCACTTCCCTTCTCCCATTAAGCTAGAGTCAACGGTTGAGGACATCTTGGAAGACAACGTATCTCCCGAATATTTCCTATCCCAGCCGCTCCTAGAAAAGTATCTCACCAAAGCAGACATCAATGAATCAATCGAAAAACTCTACCCCGAAGATAGCAATACCGAAAACTGCTGATGGATGCTCTGTAGCAGTCACAGAGCAGTTTCTCTATGATAAGTATCATGAACCTCATAGACACCGCTCATTATCCGAAAGGTGGAGTTCTTATCATAAAAAGAGTATGATAATATACAGAAACAAACATGGGAGTTTTAAAGGTGGTTTATTTAAAACGAAAATATTACCAGCCATCACAACAGCTTCCTTTGAACACAATACATTTATCTTAAAAATAAAAGAATGTGCGACAAAATTATAAAGCTGGCAAACCTCCAAATCAAAGGCAGAATAGAGCAGCAGACCAGAGTCTACTCCACCAAGGGAATCTCTCCTACTCTCAATTCTGCTATGGGTCACGGAGGTAACTGCATTCCACTATTCTTAATCGTGAAAGAGATATGATAACAGGAGGAAAGAGAATGAAATCCCTGCTCCTTTCGGGGAAGGTGAAGCCTGATGTTGGCGGTCAAGTTCTCGACATCTACAACCAAGCAGTAATGCAAGGAATCTCCCCTACCATCAAGACAACCATTGATACAGCAAACATGACATTCGTAACCATCATGAACAAAGAAATCATTCACACCGCTCCTAACGGAAAGCGATACTCCATCCAAATCAGAAAGTACACTCCAAGAGATTGTTTCCGACTGATGGGAGTACACGAAGCTGACATAGACAAACTCCTGAGCAAGGAGAAGTCTGGTCAACTCATCATCTGCAAAAGCAAACTATATGCCCTTGCAGGAAACTCTATAGTAACCAACTGCCTGACCGCCATGTTTGAGGAACTGATTTTCCCTTCAGGAAATCACTATCACGACAAGAATGGTCAGCTATCACTCTTCTAGCTTATGGATATTTTTGGATATATCAAGGTAGGCAAGCGAGTAAGCAAAGACCACCGCCTTCTCTTTGAAGGCAAGACCCTTATCATGTGGTACAAAGACAAGCCTATCATCGGAACCATGATAGATGGGAAATGGTGCTGCATGGACATAAACGGAAATAAGGAAATTCTTATGTATCAGTCTTTAGTCACCCAAGTTTCATTTTTACCTTCACCTCATGAAGACAGAGAAAGAAAAAATCCTAGCCATCATCGCTGAGATTCAGGCAGAGCGTGAAGCTGCCCACATCGTGCCGCCCCACGTCCTCACAGCCGAAATCATCAACCGAGGATTCCAGCATCCTTATCAAGCCCTCAACGAGTTATGCGCAGAAGGCAAGATAAACTGGTGCCGCACCCTCAACGATATGGCATTCACTATCAGAAAATAATAAATCAAGAACAATATGAAAATTATAACGCAGAAAGAACTGGCATCCTTAGCAAAAGATGCTTTTAAGAATGCCGAAAAGCATGGTTTCTATACTGAGAGCACAGAAATAGAAACCGAATTGATGCTCATCATCACGGAAATGGCAGAAGCTGTTCAGGCAGACCGCCACAATCGCCACGGAAGTATCGAAGACTATGAGAGCGAGATTCAGATGGGCAGAGATATTCCTACCGCCTACAAAAATACTCTTGAAGGAACGGTAGAATCCGAGTTCGCTGATGTTGGCATCCGAATCTTATCACTCTTGGGATGGATGGACACCAAAAGACCAACAAAATTTCAAAACGACTCTTATCTAAAAGAAGAGTATGAAATCGCTAAGATTAAATACAAGTGTGGTATAGCTAAAGATTTCTACCGTATCATTTGCGTTCTCTGCACGCAGATTGGCAACAACTCGCAGTATTGGTATATCTCGAAGATTATCCAGCAGACACTCATGCAGGTTTTCGCCCTAGCACAGAACAACAATATCGACCTGATGGAGCATATCAGGTTAAAAATGCAGTATAATGAATCTCGTCCGTACCTTCACGGATGCAAATATTAGGAGGACAAAATTATGTTTGGAATAGAATAGATTTCAAGAAGGTGCTTAATGACTTTGAGTGATGGTAGCAAAATCCAAGCTACCATCTACATTCCAAAGCCCACCAAACCCATCTTCCCTGAGCAGATGGAACGCAATATCATCGAGAATTTTAATAAATCGCAACCTCTTGCAGTAAACAAGGTTGTAAAGTGTCACATAATGAGGAATTAAAGTTATGGAAGATTTACCTATAGGCTCAGAAATCATCTTGAAGGTGGTTGAAAGCGAGACAGAAGAATGTAATGGTTGCTTCTTTGACGAGATAAGCAGCAATATTTATGAAAATATCTGCAAAGATATTTGTTGTGCCGCAACCGAGCGAAAAGACAAAAAGAATGTTCAATTTAAAAGGGTGAAGTAATATGGAAACAAAGATTAATGTAGCGGAAATTCTAAAGGATAAGCCAGTAAATACAAAGTTGTATTCGCCTTTGTATGGTGATGTATATCTTTCACATATAGGTGTAAGAAATGATATAAATGTACTGCATCATTCCACAATAAATGAGTTTCTATATGATGGTAGATATGCAGCTTATAAAGAATCAGAAATACTGCTATTCCCATCAAATGAAATGCGAGACTGGCGCAAATTTTGGAAGAAGGGTGATGTGTTAGTCAATAAAGACAATAACTCACATATTATCTTTGATAAGTTTAACGATGATACATATACAACTTTTATAGGTAAGTTATACTATGAGACAACTAAACATGGATATAATTATACTCATACATGTAGTCTTGTTAAGACGCAAGATTTCGATACTGAAAAAAGTGATATTGCTCAGACCTATACCAACACTATAGAGAAAATATTGGGTGGCAAGTTGAACATGGAGACCTTGGAAATTGAGAAGACTCAGCCTGAGTTCAAGCCATTAGATTATGTCCTCTGCAAAAGCACAGCTTGCTACGACATGAAAGCATATAATCTCTTCCAGTATGCCTACAAGAATAAAGAAGGTGCTCATATAATGGTTGGCGGTGCAGCCTTCATGGAGTGCATTCCTTACATAGGCAATGAAGAACTTTTAGGCAAAGAATAAAGATATGGAGGACTAGGTATGAATGATGAAATCATAGATGTTAACATTAGTTTTATCAATACTGATTATTTCTCAGTATCTGTAAGGGATGGGGCTATTTCGGTTATTGGAAGAATAACCAAGTTAGAGATGGAAAAATTTATAAAGGCTCAATATTTCGATATTAAAGAGATATTGGATAAAAATAGTAAGAAAGGAAGATAATTATGATAGACAAAAATAAAATAGAAAAAGCAGCACGACAAATATCAGAAAAGGTTGTAGATGCTAATGGTTTTGATGATTCAAAGCCTACACATCTTGCATTCTTAGATGGTCATATTGATGGTTTTAATGCAGGTGCTAAGTGGGCTATCAATGAGTTCTTGAAGGACTTGTGGCATCAAAATACAGAAGAGCCAGATAAGAGCAAAAGCGATATTATTACCCTTGGTTTTGATAACGATGCTTATCTACAATTTAAAGAATCCATCCTTTGGAATAAGGAATCTTGGAGACATTCGATTAGCAGATGCCAAATCATCAAGTGGGCTTATTTATCTGACATACTGCCAAAGCAGGAAGGAGGTGAACAATGAAAACATTTATCTTTGATGTTATGCTCAACGGAAGATTTGTCTGCACGTTAAAGTATAAATATTGTGCGCTCTTCCCGATAGATTTTGAAGATTTAGAAAAGTTCGTCCTCCAAAAGAGACCTACTTTGAAAGGTTATGATTTTAGAATTATGTTTTAAGGAGTAAAGCGTATGAATGGATTGTTATCAATGATTGGTATGCAAACTGAATTGGAATACCAAATGGGTGATGATTTTCCTTTCGGTGTTCCACGTATCAGATTTAATGTTCCAAATGGCAACATTCCATCCGACAAGCAGAAGTGTCAGCCAAAGGCGCAGCATGAGTTCACCATCAAGGGAATTAAAATTATGGCAGCTTCTAAGAAGGATGCTATCAAAAAGTATAATCATCGTAAAAAGTAAGCGTATGGATAAGTTATATATTCCAGGAGATTTGGTAATGGTAAAGAAGTCAGCACTTCAATTTGCTAAAGATAAAATATTTATAGTAATATCTTCATTGAGTGGTGGCTTTGTTAAGGTAGTCATGTTAAACGATAGTAGTACAACATACTCTATTAGTAATAATGCTATTCGTCCGATTCCTCTCACCCCTGAGATTCTAGAGAAGAATGGGTGGAAGTCTATAAATGGTAAGTATGCTTTAAAGATAAAAAATGCAAATTATGTAGTACTTGAATTTACAGAAAATGGTATATACACTTACATAAATGAAAATACCATGCTTTTTACAATAAAGTATATTCACGAACTCCAGCACCTTCTATTCGGGCTAGGCATCAAACACGAAATGGAGGTATAGGTATGAATGCAATGTATCAAGTTTGCAAATACTGCAAGCATGCAAAACCAACTGAAACAGATTTACTTTATTGTGAGATTTGGAAACGGAAGGTATGTGAGCATGAAAGTTGTGACGGAGATTCAGAAAACTATTTTGAATAAGTTTATAACGCCTTCGGGCATAAAAATATAATAAAATGCTTATAAGTGAATTTATTCAACAGCTTCAAGATGTTTACGATGAAGAGGGAGATATGGAAATTGCCATCAAGATAGATGATAACGACTTAGGTTCTGAACCTATTGTTGTGAAATCTACTATTTATGAACAACTTTATATAGTTAATTCCTAACCGCCTTTTAGGCATAAATTTAAAGATATGACGAAAGAAGAATTAAATGTAAGAGTTAACAACCTACTAGGCATTATCAATGCTGCTAACGATGAGATTCGTTCTCGTGTAAATGAGTACATAGAAAGCCTTCCATATAAGGTTGGTGACAAAGTTAGCTGCTCCAGATGTGATGTTTGTTGGATTACAAGCATCGTCCCTAAACGAGGTTACAGTGGCTATAATGGTGAGATTGAAGTAAGAATCAACCCTGCTAAGAAAGATGGCACTCGCTCCAATAGAGAGTTTGTACTATGGAATATGGAAATTGATAGTATCAAGAAGATTGATTAATCATCCTATAAAGGATATAAATAGATAGATATGAATACAGAAAAATTAGAAAGAGCAAATATCTTAGCCAAGAGTTTAATTCCTAAAGTAGATGAACTCTTAAATATGTCTCCAAAATCAAGCAGTGGTGTAATTGCTGATGCTATTCGGGTACTATCACTGCGTGATATGAAATTTGAAACTAAATTCAAGCAGCTTCTGAATGAAACAAAACAGAGATTTCAGAAAGAGTTTGATGAACTTTAGTAACTAAAATCCTGCAAAGGATATAAATATAAGTGATATGAAATATAGAATTACAAAAGACGAAAAAGGATTTCGCGCATTAGTAGGTAAATAAAGCAGATTTGGTGCTGAATTTAGATTTATCGAAGAAGATGAATCTACAAATCTTTATCGATGTGTTAGGTATTTTAAGACTAAAGATGATGCTATTGAGGCTTGCAAAGCACATCATAAGAAAATGGAATACGATAAGCTACCGAAAGTTGTTGATGAGTTTGAATTATAACCATCCCTTATGGGATATAAATATAAGTAATATGAAAAAGATTATTTTGGCAGCCTTAGTTGTTGCAAGTTTGTTCGCTTCTTGCTCTAGCGAGAAGACTTTTAAAAAGAAAGATGGCTCTACGATTACAGCAAAGCCTTATGGCTGGGCTAGTAAGGAAAACAAAGTAGAAGGTGTTAACTACGAGTTGAATGCTCCAGATGTTGTAGCATCTATCATCTTCGCCCCATCTGTTATCGCTCCTGTTTTACTGACGGCTTATGATGTTTGGGAACCAGTATCTTATACTGAACCATCTAAGTAACTAACCACCCTCTCCTTGGCAACAGGGAGAGGGTAAAAAAAAAGAATATGGACTTAGTAATTACAATATTAGGTTGGATTGCATTAGGTGTTATATCTGCTTATCTGTTAGCAATAATAGGTAAAATAATCTTTGATGCTGCAATCGCTGATTACAAGTTATACAAGCATGTAAGATTGTGTCGCAAAAGATTGCTAAGACAGCGATATGAAGATTACGCTTGGCTGTTACTCCAGTTAGAGAAAGATACGGAAGTTTTCAATCTTACTCATAACACAAGAGATTGGACTTTTGAAGATTGGAGAAAATTTTATCTTAAAAAGGCAAAGAAGGATAAGCAATGAGCAAAGAAAAAGCGATAGTTCACATAAATAATGTGTCCAAGATGATTGGCTCAAAAAGAATAAAATTGAGTAAAGGTATGGCAATTCATATTCAAAACGAGTTAGTCTTGGCACTTAAAGAGTTGGAGGATTAAAAAATGAGTGTATATGCGACAATAGACTTGGATAGCTTAATCTGCAAGTTACCTGATGATGATTTGTCTGACTTCATGTTAGAAACATTCCGTGATAGGGTTTCAGATGAATCTCATGTAAGCCTTATTACAGAAATGTTTAAAGTTATGTATGATACAGACCAAGAAGATGCACTTGCCAAAATGGTTGCTAATATACAAGAAAGAAGACCAAAGCAAGTGTCTCCCGTATGGGTTTCTATCAAGAATAGACTTCCACCAGTAGATAAAGAAGCTGTTGTCCTCACTAAAGATGGAGAAATATGTTTCGGGCATATAGTAGATAAAAAGATAGCCAAAGACTATAACGGATGGAATATTCCTGATGTAGAATACTGGCTACCATTCGTTGACCCAAAAGAAAAATGATTATGACAAGAGAAGAATTACAAAATGAATTTGGCGATGCTGTCTGTGTATATTGTAACAAGAATATCATTCCAGAGCATAATCTTGGTATAGGTTGTCTTTGCGAAGGAAACTGGTGTGAGGAAGCACAAGATGGCTACGCAGCAGAAAATAATATAGAGTTGGAGGATTAATTATGGACAGAAATCAAGCTAAAGAATTTTATCCTATTATGCGAGCTTTTGCAGAAGGAAGGGTAATTGAGTGTAGAACCAAACCAAGTTTAATAGAAGGTTCAGATGCTCCGAATGATTGGACGGAAATGAAAGAGATTGAGTTTTGGAATAATACGGAGTATCGAACAAAGCCAGAACCAAAGTACCGCCCATTCTTGGATGCAGAAGAATGCTGGGCAGAAATGCAAAAGCATCAGCCATTCGGGTGGCTAATATCCCAAAATGGTGAGGTTAACAGCTTAATCATATTTATAGATAATGAAGGGATTGTTATTGGTGATAGAAATAATGGCGTGATTGGATTTTTCACTGCTACTGATTTGTTTAAAATAAAATTTGCCGATGGGACTCCATTCGGCGTAAAAGTGGAGGAATAGTTATGGGAGTATCAAGGAGAGCCTATCAAGAATTGATAGACGGAGATATAGAATGGCTTCTTAGACAGCCTAGAGACCTCAAAAGAGACCATATAGAGGCAGTGCTAAGAAAGAGTGTTGAACTTTTATACGGAAAGGAGAAATAGCTTATGGAAGTATTAAAAGACATAAGTCAGTTAACAAAAGGTTGCGGAGTGACATTTATTAAAAATGACGATTTCCACTTCTATGAGTACCTCATGGTACACCCTAATCGTGATACCTATTTTCTTTTTATAGATAACTGGTCGCAAGAAGTAGTACGAATATACATTAATGACCTCTTGTCAGGAGATTATTATGTTGGTAAGTACGACCGAATCTTCGTCATGGAGAAGAGAAAAGATTTCTTCAGACGAATGATAAAGAATTGTGATAAAAGAATTGAAGAACTTAAAAGTAAGTAGTTATGACAAAACCTTACAGAATCAAGCATAAGGCTAGTGGGTTATACTATCAGCCTTCAAGAAATCATAGTAATCTTTCCAAGAATGGCAAGGTGTACATGACAAATAACTCACTATTGATGATAAATAATAGCTATGATTATATAGCTATTAGTGTTAGAAAAGGCACGAAGGTACATGATATTTTAGAAAAGGAAATGCCCTTAAAAGGTATAGAACGTTCCTATGGTGCAGAAGTTTGTTATCGTGTTCCAAAGAGTGAATTTGAAAAAGAAAATTTATAGCGTATGAAGATTAGATTAGCAAAGAAGATAATGGCTTGCGACTTTCGAAAAGTTGTCAAACGAAACCTGCCATGGGATAAAGAACTAAAAGAATTGGATATTCTGTGCAAAAAGTCTCATTATTGGTATCTAAGACATTATGCATATAGACCATTGAAAAGGATTCAAGAAATTCGCAAAGAAAGATGGGGAAAAGATTTATTCCGAGACCACCGTATCGCCAAGGCGATAAGTTTAACTAGAAAGAAAAAATGGAGGTAAGTAATATGGAAGCAGGACAATTTTTAGTGCTATTGTTGTCGTTTTGCGCTTTAGCATTACATATCAAAAATCGTAGAAGAAAGGGTTAGTTATGGACGAAACAAAATTACATGCATCATTACTCTTCCTGATGTTAAGACTAGAAGAGGCAAAGAGCAACCCGATGCTCGACAAGAACTTTGTTGCTGCATTGACGGAAGTGCTCAGATATTTCCGTGATAACGGAGAGTTGAAGAAAGCCTATGAAAGCCAAAAGGAATCATTGGCAGATATGGCAAATAGTTCATGGGTAAAAGCACTAAAGGAATATGTTGCCTCCAAAAATCAAGAAGACGGAGTTGATGCAAAGTTACCTGATATAGATGAACTTATTAAGGAACTAGCTTCTGATGAGTTCATCGAAAAGAAAATCAAAGATATTCTTGGAGAGAATGATGTGGATAGCGGAAAGGAGAAATAGCTTATGGAAAAACGAATAATATTAAACGAACAAGATATAAATGAGTTTCACTCAGATGCAGATGTTCTGCAATGGATATACAACTTACTGACGAAAGAGTATCGTTTAAGTGAATACTCAAAAAATATACCACGCTTTGCTAGAATAATTGGCAAGTTAAAGAATTTATAGCGTATGAAAATAGAAATCAAAAGAGTAACGGACTGGCAGCGTGTAGTGGATGCTGCTCGGTTCACACAAGGCAAGGAACCGCTGGGACATGAGCCTAGCGATGAGTTCAAGAAACAGATGATTCTCAGCGAGCATTCACCGCTCAGAGAATTGGAGTTCGATATTAAGATGTATGGCATACCATACTGGGTGAGCAACCATTTTGTTCGCCATGTTCATGCTCAACCATTCGTTTCCACATCACGACCAGATATTACTGGCTCCAAGGTATCACGTCACGATATGCGTCAGGATGATTTGGTCAACTTGCAGCTATCCCTCAACGCTCAGGAGATTATCAATATCTCGAAGCTGAGACTATGCAGTAAGGCTGCAAGAGAGACGAGAGAGATTTGGTATATGGTGCTTGACGAGTTGGTTCATATTGAGCCTTACCTTGCATTCGCTTGCGTTCCTCAGTGTGTATACAGAGGATTCTGCCCTGAGCAGAAGTCATGTGGAAGAAGTACTTATTCTTCATTTAAAAGAATCAGAAAAGAGTATAAAAAACTCCATTTCTAAGTGTAGATAATATATGAAATATCCAAAATATAACGTCAACGAATTTGTCGGTGGGCACTTCGAGTACACCACTCCCTGCCCATTCGGCATATACGGCAAGTACACCAACGAAATACTATATGTTGGTAGCCTTGCTTGCCAGCGATGCGAGCACTTCCGAGGTATCAACAAAGAAGATGGTATCGTATCTTGTGGAATCGAATAGTTTTAAGAGTGCAGCCTATCTGCATTCTTCTTAATAATTAATCAAATTTTATATATGAATACAAAGAAAATCTCAATTATCCAGCGTATCAAGGAAAAGTTCCTTGGCAAGCAGTTCTTTATTGCAGTAATCGCTAACAAGGGAACCAGTTCCTACTTCGTCAACTCTACCATCTACCGCTCAGAGAAGGAGGTGAAGGCTTACAAGAAGTACATCACCACAGACGAGCGTATGAAACAGAGCTTCGATTTCGTAGGCTATTATGGTTTCCGTTCCAAGTTCGACTTCCGCATTCCTCTTAGCGGAAAGCCAGTATCAGTTGAAGAGGCAAAGAAACTGGCAGAAAAGTAGTATGGGAAAGTTGATAGACATTACTGGACAGCGTTTCGGCAGATTACTCGTCTGCCGAAAATCTGATAAAGAGAACCACCAGCATGGTGCGTTCTGGATATGCAAGTGTGATTGTGGCAGGGGTTGTACGGTTCTAGGTTCTGCTCTTCGTGACGGACGAACCAAATCATGTGGCTGTTACCGCTCTGAGCGAGCATCTGCCATCATCACCAAGTATGGCAACCGCAATGGTAGACCCAAGCGGAAAGACAAAGTTAACGGATAATATCCATTTTATCACTTTTCATATTATATTTGCAACATGAAATTCAAGTATTTAATAGATAAAGTAAATGGCTTCAGGCACCGCAACGATTTTGTGATACTAGACGGAAGAGCCAACTCGGTCACACTCTCCAAGGGTATCTACGACCACATCATGCACAAGGAACGTTTAGACACCTCCATCTTTATGTTCAGGTTGTCTGACAGAGGTACATACGGATTTTGTATGCGTGAGGACTGGGAAGACCTTCGCAAAGCCAACACCGCCTTCACTCAGCTTCAGTTCAACCAGAAGTATAAGAAGGTAGGTTTCAGAAGTGACTACCCTTCCATAACCGCCATCCTTGATGAGTACAACCTTCCTCTCAACAGAATGGTTCGCCTTACTTGCATCCCACGCAAGTCGCAAAAAGGAGAACCTTATTACGAAATCATGCGACCAAACTTAAATTCAAGCACATGGGAACAAAACAAGATGTAATTTTCAAAGGCTTGACCAACTCGCCATCCGACTATGATTGTCAGGATGGTGAGTTGGCAACTTGCCTTAATCTCATCAATGAGGATGGGGCACTCCATCCTATCCACCAGCCAGTGGTGGTTGATGAGAATATCATACTGGATGCAGACGATACCATCGAACTGGTTCATAAGGTAACACACGATGAAACGATTCACTCTCACTACATCATCCGTAAATCAGATGATACTTGGTTCTGGATGGAGAAAGGTGGTGACGGAACCAAGAACACTATCGACCTGAACGGATTCCATGTCAATGCCGTTACAGCAGTTGGCAATATCTTATGTTTCATTGGTGACGAAAAGACAATGTACGCATATTGGAAAGGTAGCAACTACACAAGTTTCGACCTTTCTTCACTTAGCTATAGTGCAACTATCACCAATGTTAAGTCTGAAAGATGTGATGTATCAACCAACCTTGGCGATGATTGGGATAATGCTTTTGAGACGAACAGACACTTTAATAATAACGTAGATACTTCTCTCAAAGGCGCATCTATCATATTCAACGCACTCGATTCACTTATCAACAAACGACTAAACGAAAAAGGCAAGGAATACTTCAAATATACGGTTTTTGGAGTATTGGCTATCAAGTTATATGATGGAGCCTCATACATCAACATATCAAATCCATTCATCCTTGCACCTGAAACATCATTCAATAAGTTTATCTGGTATCAGGAAAAGAAATCTGTAGGCACAAGCACAAGTCTTCACACCCACACCATCAACGTCAGCATGGATATACCCGAAGGCTTGGAAGACCTCATTCTTGGTGTAGATGTTTATCTGTCACAGCCTGAATCCTTTATTGATACAGAAAAAAGAACAAGAGGTATTTCACGATACAAATGTTTTCTTTGGAATAGCAAGATGGCATCAGGAGTTAATTGTGATGCCTTCCAATATTTGTCTGAGGAAGATGTATACCAGTCGTTTGAAAACAAATCCTTCTATCTTAGTACCAGTATCAACAAGGAAAAGCTAGGCACAGATGTACAACTCAAACGAGTTTTACAGACAGAAGAAAGTATTTCTTTGGCAGACTTCAAGCGAGACTTTTTTGGAGGCAAGTGTGCTATAACATACAACAACCGATTGCATATAGGAAACGTAAAGAAGACCATCTATAATGCTTTCGATACTAATATTTTCTCCAAGAGAAATATTTCAAACACACAGCTATACCTAAATGAATATACAGACGTTGAGGCAGGTAATGCTACCAAAAATTACATTTGCAATGCTGTATTCAAAGTAAGCATCAGCGAAAATAGCATCAAGCGAGACGTATACTATAGAGGTGAGCTGCAATATCCTATCTCACCTATATTGGCATTTCCCAATACGCTTGCCACAGCAATGACCATATATTTCTATTTGCCTAAGTATGGCAAATACTACTCCAAAAGTGTAAACCTGAAACCTTCTAATACATTCGGAATGTCTTACTACATCAACATCAGTAAGAATCGTACAACACCTACTTCCGTAGATAGGCAGTCTTCCAATTCATTAGATAATACAGGATTTGGTAGTAGGGTTGATGCACCTACAGAGGAGGAGAAATCAGAATTATCTGATTATATGTACCTATATCACGATGATGCTGGTCTTCCTGCCTTCATGCAAGTATACCGACGCAAACTCATTAAAAATAGCTCTTCTGGAGGAAGAACAGGAGCGGGAAGTAATGGAGGTGGAAGCTTTGGAGGTCAAGGTGGTTCTGTTGTATCATCTTCATATAGCTGGGATAGCACAATGATAAATACTGGAGACTTCACTGAGATAAGTCAGGGAGAATACGATAATGCTTTAAGTAATGTCGGTAGCCAAGAGTATATTACGCAACATCCTAACGTCATCAAGGTTAGCGAAGCAGAGAACCCATTAATGTTTCCTGCATCCAATTCTGTTCAGATAGGTTCTTCTATCATCAACGCACTAGCCGCCAACACCCGACCTATCAGCGAAGGTCAGTTTGGTGATGCTCCTCTCTATGCCTTCACCGATGAAGGTGTATGGGTATTGATGCTGGGCAGTGAAGGAACCTATCAGGCTCGTCAGCCAGTGCAGCGTGACATCTGTTCCAACCCGAAGGGCATCTTGCAGATTGATGATGCCGTTCTGTTCCCTACAGAGCGAGGAATCATGATGCAGCAAGGAAGGGAAGCTGTATGTATCACAGACGTTTTGGATGATTATCCTTTCGACTTCCTACAGATTTATTCCCACTCCACCAAGGATAAGACCTACCCGAACAGATTGCTTGCGCTCGGAAATATCCCTGAGTCTGACGTGCAGTACGTGAGGTTCAGAACATACCTACAGTCAGCAGATATGATTTACGACTATTACGACAGCCGTATTATCGTTTTCAACCCAAGCTACACCTATGCTTATGTGTATTCATTGAAGAGCAAATTTTGGGGTACGATGCACAATGTATTCAGCAAACGAGTCAACATCTATCCTGAGTCTTACGCAATCAACGATAACGGACGTATTGTTGATGTATACGTCAAGGAGCCAACGGAAGATGTGAGGTACTTCCTCTGTAGCCGACCGTTATCTCTCGGTCAGGAAGATGTACACAAGACCATGCTTGATTGCATCGCAAGGGGTAATATGAACGGTGTAGTGAATGGGAAATGCGGTATGGTAGTGTTTGGTAGCAACGACTTGAATAACTGGTACTTCATCGGTTCTTCTGCAATCAAATACCTCAGAGGTTTGGTTGGTTCACCATTCAAATATTTCAGAACCGTCATGATGGGAGGTCTCAGAGTAAACGAGTCTATCAGCAGACTCTCTACCGACTTTCAGACAAGATGGCAAAATAAACTCAGATAATTATGGCAGATAAAACATTATCAGTTTTCGATAAAAATAAAGTCGAGCAAGGTGCTCCATTAGGAATGAATATGGATGGTAAGATTGTTGTTTCAACCTTCATATATCTATATCCTACAGGAACTAACATGTATATGGGGTATTTAAACTTCGATAACAATCCATATCAAGTATACTATTTTCTTGATGACGGAAGTGTTTATGATGCAAACGAAACAAAAATCGGCACGCTCGGCATCGTAGCTTCTTCCATCAATCAGAACACTGGTACTATCATCACAAGAGGTGACGATGCAGAGAAGTTTTCTATCTCCACCTTGCAGCCAAGAGAGACTGTAGCACTTACTTGCTTGCAGTCTATGCTGTCTTCCTTCGATGTTCCGCTCAATATTGACAACACCAAGATTAAGCAACTTGTAGACAAGTCCTTCATGTTCGCTCAGGAGTTCGTCAATCAGGCAGTCAAGTACAGAGAGAAGGAGACTGCATCTTCTACCGCCACAAGCGATAAGAATGTGTCAGTAGATTCTTCTTCGCTCAGCAGCGATACAGACAAGATTCTGTACAACATTCAGGTTGCACTCAACAATCTGATTGCTCAGGACAAGAATCAGTTCACAGAGCAGCAGAAGAATGGCTTGAAGCTGGCTGCTACAGATGTCAACATCAAGACCGTACCAGACAACATCAAGACGGTTGTCAGCGGAGATGTGAATGCTGCTGTTACTGGTTCTATCAACTCAACCGTCAGCGGTTCGGTCAATGCTTCCGTCAGCGGTTCTGTCAGCTCATCAGTCAGCGGCAGCGTGGATGCTACTGTCAGCGGTTCTGTTACAACAAAGCAGGAGCCCACGCCTAGTGGAACATAAACTTAGATAAATTTAGCTTTTTTCATATAAAAAACGATAAAGGGTAGCCGTCCGTGATGGATAGCTACCCTTGCTTTATCTTAGTCTAAAACGACTAACCACTTAAAATGGATGCAACCTGATTCTCGCTCTACCAGCCGAACGGTTGCTTGCATCCTTTATCTTCTGTTTCTTATCCTCAGCGAGTGCCCAGAACCTATCAGCATCATCAGGATAAACAATCATCAACCACTCATATAAAGACTGGTTCACAATATAATCGTGAATGTATACCGTCATGGTATGAACACTTGTCTTCGAGAATCCACTAGGCATTCTCATGGCTAGATAATAAGCATCCTCATCATTTGTCGGGGAACCTATACACTCTTCCCACTCATTGGAATCAAAGCCACCTCCAAGCATTTCCACCTTGGTGAAACGGAAAAGCATTTCTCTGCAATCCTCTACTGCTGAGTCTAGAATCCTTGCTAACTTATCTCTGTTTCCTTCCTCTGATACATCAAACACATTCTTTAATTGTTTGGCATCTATACCTTTCTGCTTGGAATAAGAGTCAGCAAAAGAAAAAGCAGTATTCTTGATGTCATATACCAACTCATTCTTTTCCAACTCTATCATCACTTTATATCCTTTATTACAATACCTCATATCCTATCCTCCTATCTTGTTGGTCTTTTACGTGTATAAATGATTACGTCAATCTTTAGCAGTAAAACGTTTGCCTTGGAGAGATAATCTTCTGCCTTATCCTTATAGACTACTGAGCACCATTCTGCTACTATTTTGTTGACAACATAACTTAAAACCGTTGATTCTAAGGTCTTAAATAAACTCTCATTAAAAAGGCTGCTTACTCTCAGACCAAAAACCTCGTTGCTGCCTGATTCACACTTCTGCCATCCAAGGATACTCTCCAAGGCTACGGAAATATCATCAATGGAATCTTCCCAAAAGCCTTCCAGCATTTCTCTATCAGCTTCCGTCACAAACACTTGGTCATACAGACTTTTTCCGTTTTTATCCAAGTTCTTTCCTCCTATGTAGGCAGTAGTCTTTGCCACCTCCTCATAGATGTCACTTTTCGTGATTGTCAATGTGAAATTTGCCATTCTTTATCTTTTTATAGAGTTTATAACCTAAAACGACTAGCAAGACACAGAGTGCCCCAAATGACCATACTGCATACTTCAACTGAAACTGCTCCCACTTGGAGAGTTGTTTTTCTACTGGGTAGGGAACTGGGATGGAGTCTCTTTTCAGGAAAGAATCCACCCTTACTTTGTACACATTCTTGAAGACGGTCTTCTCATGCCATCGGTCAAGAAAGCAAGTATCTCCCTTCTGTCTGAGGAAGATTGAATCACGCACAAAAACGCTGTCAGAAGTATGCAGCGTATCGTGTTTTACTACGTCCCGACATACAACTTTTTCCATCGGGACGTATTTTGTCTTGCATCCCGACAGAAGAAAAGCCACCAGCAAGATACCAATCACGTAGAGTGCTACTTGCCAAAAATCAGTATCGTACCATTTTACTTTCATAGGCTAAACATTAAAGACCTTCTTTGCTCTTGTAAGGAACTTCCGTCTTGATTCCAAGCCGTTGGTTCCACCATTGATTGTTTTGGTAATAGCCACGAAACTATCACTATCAGCCAGTTTGTTCAGGTCATGTTTCCACCACCACCACATAGCACTCTTCGTTGCTCCTAGCGGAAGCTCCAGCAACTGAGGATTCTCCATGATGTCACCAGTACAATATTTGCTGTTCTGATAAGTCTGATAGTTGGCTCTGCCAGTAATCTGAATCAAGCCCCTGCCACGATACTTGTAGCCATCACCATCTTTCAAGTTGCCGAGCATGTTCTTCAACTTGCCCACATCATACTTGTGGAAATAGTTTCTGTTGCCGAGTTCCTTGGTGTATCTCAGTTCGCCACTCTCATGCGCAATTTGAGCCAAGAAGTGAGCCATACGCTTAGGAGTATCAATATGGAACACCTCAGCATAGCCATTGATATAAGGAAGAAACGCATCCACCTTATCCTTGGCATTCGGCATAATCGCCAAAATCTGTTCTCTTGTTACCTTCATATTACTTGCCCTCCTTCACTTGTTTTAGCATACTTGCGAGTTCATTCTTCACCTTGCTCTCAAAGTTGCCTAGTTTTGTCTTGAAATAAACGTTTACCCCGAATATTGCTCCAGAGTAAACCAATGTCTGACTGACGTACCATAGTACACCATCAGACACTACATAATTGTTGAGAAAGAATGATAGGAAGGTGAGTACAACACCACTCACTAGCATTCCTATAGCTGCACCATATTGCAATCCTTCACGTACATTTGGAGTCATATCTTATATTTATATATTATTAATAATATGCAAAGATAAGAAATGATTCCCAATTAGTTACTTTATCCGTTTATTGTGTGCCATATTTTGCTGGTAGGATGCAAGCAGTCAGGGTCTTGCAGATACTCGACAGCCATCAAAACCACCATTTCCTTCAACTCATCAGCATCTTTGCTATATCGCTCCAGCATCACATGATGGTCACTTCTCATCAGGTTCATAGTCACAGCCAAATCATGGATGGTGTAATCAGATATATCATCCTTATGCTTGTCAAAGGCATCCTTTATCTCATCATCCGAGAAGAAAGGAGCCGTATGCTTGGTTCCGTCCGCATCCTCATACCACATCTTGCTGATAGCATCATCGGCAAAGTGCTTGTCAAAATGCTCTTCGCTCAACACACCATACACCATCGCACAAAGATGATGTTCCTCCACATCGCTCAACTTGCATGAGAGATACTTGCCGACTGCCTTAGCTATAGCCAACATCTGTTCAGGAGCCATTTCCTGCTGATACTTTTCTACGAAATCTACGAAATTCATACCTATACAATTTAAAAGTTTATGATGCTGCAAAGATAGGCAAATCTTAAACGCAGCACCATAAACTCGTAGATATTTCTGTAGCTACCTGAACATCAGGCAAATACAGTTACGACAAAAACACCTCCTTTCTTTATTCGTCCTTAAATTTAGTTCTCTTTTCTCCACCCCTCGTCCAGATGTCGTTTTTCTTGCGTTTCGCCACCTTTCCGATAACGTCATTTTCGTAAAGTTCGGGCTTGTCTTCCCTCCCTTGGGTCTCTGAAGCAACACCACCATTCGGGTTGCCACCTTGGCTGGCATCAGGTTTCCCATTGCCATACCATTTCTGATTATTCTCCTTGTCTGCTATCATAATTATAAATTATTGATTATACATTATTAATTATGCCGCCAATGGTGGGTTCTGTCCGTCAGGACTCACCCCCTGACCGCTCATCATCTGCTGCAACATCGCCTGAGCCTTCGGATTGCTCTGTGATGCCTGAGCAACTTGCGCTTGCAACTGAGGAGAGAATCCTTGTGGAGTCTCACCATTCTGAATGGCTTGCTGGTTGGATGCAACTGATTGTAGCAACTCCTCTCCAAATGGGAAATCTCCTACTTGCAGCAACTGCTCCAGCGTGATAGCCTGATTCTGCCACAAGGTCATAAGGAACTCGTTAGCCATCTGTCTGTATACTGGTGTAGCCGTACTTTCCGTGATGTTGATGTCAAACTCAACGTCTCGTATTTTCTTAGGGTCGTAGTGTACAATCTGTCCTGCCCTACCAACAATATTGAAGTTGCGAGCCACGTCATAGTACTGCTGCATATTCTTCACGGTCTTGTAAGCACCATCAATGATAAACTGGCTGAAAGTCTCCAAAATATCAAGCAGCGACATGGTAGCATTCTGTGTCTGTTGGGCATAGAGCGAACCGCTCGTACCTGATACTCCTGGTTTACCTTGCAGCGCACCATTCACTCCCGATATATCCTCGAAGAACTTCAACTGGTAGCTGAGCAAATCACCGATACCGATGTTCGTAGAGTTGTTCGCCACTTGCTGAGGAACCTGACCACTCTTGTTTGGCTTATATCTTACCACACCATTGAACCTACTCCACTCATCGCAGAAATCATCCCAACTCATATCATCAGGAAGACAATCCTCAGGACAGAGCAGCACACCCTTGGCACTCGCCCTCATAATGAAGTCATACATCGTGATGAGTCGGTTCACGTATCTCTGCTGGTCTATCACATCTTCCACGAAGCTGTGTATCTCACCATCAATGAACGGATAGAACTTAAAGCAGTATGGATGCTCACCATGAGCATAAGGGGTCTCGCCTTCTCTCAGAATATCACCGAAAGGAGAAAGATAGTAGAAATGCCAGTAATCATCCATAAACCACTCGGCATCAATCAGAGGAATATCCTCTTCCAGCATACCAGCAGCCATACCTCGCCTGATTCTGTCTCTATTCTCTGCATCTACAATATCAGCCTTATCCTCAATATCAATCTTGAAATCATCGCCATTGTTGTAGTCGTGGCATCGGTATCTCGGTTTACTCTCCTTGCGCCAAACCTCAATCACTCGGCAGAGCGAAGGGTTGGCAGGATTCATAAAGTCGATGGTCTTAGGGTCGAACTCACCGAATCGCTGAGTGCAGTCTGCAATCACGAAATCTCGGTTAGCCGCCAACCGGTATATCTCCTTCAACTTACGAGCTTCAGCAGGAGACTTGGCAAACTCTCTCAACACGTTGCCGATGGTAATGTCATGTACCTCACCCAAGCAACTCACGTCCCATCCACGGAAATCCCTCATATTATTGTCTATGAAGAAATTGTTCGGGTTCACGTAGTCCGTCCAGCAATCCAACCTACCTCTTCGCCATCCATACTTTTTCTTATAGATAGCAGCACCGCTTATCAGGAACTCTTCCATGGTTCGGGCATCCAGTTCCGTCTCTCGGTTCAGTTGTCGGTTACATTGCAGAACCACGCTCATGGTCTCACCATATCGTTTCTCATCCTTATCTCGGGCATTGCAGGTAGGTTCCTTGCTCTGGGAACGATATACGCCCAGTACATTCTTCACCAACCTACGGATAAGGTTGTTCTTCAATGGTTCGCTACCCTGCTCACGGATATAGTCTTCCTCCTTGATACGCTTGGTAAAGCCACACTTGCTTTTGAACTCAATGGTATCTCCCCACTGGTCTCCATAGCAATATCGCTTGTTTCTCTGTCTTCGCTTTCGGAAGTTATCCATGTTATTGTAATATCGCTGAGCCTCCAGCAAGATAGAGAAGGCACGCTCGTATGGCTTGTCAAATCGGTTCTTGGATGCCTTTACGCTATCCAGTTCTTCTTTGTCAAGCACCTTGCTCAACGATAGCAGTTTGGTTTCTTCTTTCTTCTTTGCCATAATTTATGATGTTGTAGGTTCAACAATATGCGCCAACTTTCTAGCCACTCCAAGGAAACCGCTTGCAGTATCGGTATCGCCAAGGCTGATACAAGTGAGATAGCCAGCCATGTATAAGATGGCATCTTTCAGGACGGAAGGCAAACTGATATTCTGTTCGCTAGTGATAGATGGAACCTGAACGTAGATGAATGCCAATGTAGCATCCTGCTTTTTGCTGGTATACAGTTCGATACTCTTGCCGTTAGCCGTATGGACGATAGCCGCAACTGGTCGTTCAGGATTTCCCCTCACACCATATTTGCAGTTCTGATACTTGTAGGCATCATCACTCTCTGATATGATTTCGGCAGGACGGTTCCAGCCTTCTGCCTTCACAGAAAGGATTCTCAGCATATCAGTAGGCAAAACCATCTTACCCACGTAATAGCCGTTGCTATCCGTCCACGTTACAGCATTCGTACACGAAGTACCTTCCACCATATCCTCAGGAGCATCCGAAAGAATGATTCTTGCTGCATCTACGATTTTACTCTCAATAAGTTCTGCTTGCGAGAGTGTATCAGAATCGTCAGGAGCCAGCAAGCCAGCAGACTCTTGGTTTCTATCCAAGAGCACCTTCACCTCTTTCACTAAATCAGATACAGCATATTCTACCATTACTCCAAACCTTCTAGTTCAACACCCTTTTCCTTGGCAATAGCCAAGATGTCTTCCTTGGTCTTCATCTTGGAACGGCTCACACCGAAGGTCTCAGCCAGATAGTCCTTGGCATCCTCAACGTCTGTCACTACGTGGGTCTTCTTCTCGTCAGCCACCTTCTTCTTTGCCTTGGCAGCAGCCTTCTTCTTGGCTTCCGCAGCTTCCTTCTTCTCGTCAATACTCTCCACCAAGAAGAACTTGTCGTTGAACCAATAATGAGACTCGATAGCCTTCTGTACCTTTAGGTCTCTTGTCATATAGACACTACTGCCCGTGCTCTTACCCTCAAAGTTAATGCGCATTCGCTCATTACCTACCATAACGCTGAATGCCAAATCAGTACCTGCTTGATATTTATTAAACATGATTATACCTTATTATATATATGTGTTACTAAAAAAGGGATGGGGCTAGTGCCCACACCCCTCACTATTTAATGAATAAATTTGCAATTCTACTTGCTTTTAGACAGTAGCCTTGGTTTCCTCTGTATCAGAAGTGCCATCTGTTGCAGGAACCGCAGCAAGGCGCATACGAGCATGAGCCTTAGGGTACTTCAAGTACAGACAAGCAACCTCCTGAATAACTACTGCATCGGTGTTACGGATGCCAGCCGCCTTCAAGTCGAGAACGTTTCGTGTCCAAGACAAGTGTACTCGCTTAACCAAGAACTCAGGGTCAAGTGCAAAGCCGCAGTCACTCATACCGAAGAGGTCGAACAACTCTGAGTGAATCATCAGCACCTCACCGAAGTCGGTCTCCCAACTCTTGAACTTCAACTTCCAAATATCAACGGTGTCCTTCAAACGGAACTTGTCTGAATCAATCTTACTGAATGCGCTCACAAAGTCAGAACCAGCGATAATCACCTTGCGTTTGTTGCCGATACCAGTACCAACAAACAAATCCTTAGAAATGTCAACCAACTCCAAGTCTGTAATCACTCGCTCATTCTTGTTATAGCCCTTCTTAATATCGTCAGCAGTAGCAACATGACCTACCTCAATATCCTTACCAGCCATCCACCAGATACCCTTGGTAAACCACTGGGCAGAACCATCCTTGATTTCGTGCTTGATGCAAGCCATATCACCGAAGAGATAAGTACCTTCCATCGCAAGACGCATATCATAGATGCTATCCTCCTCAATGTCTGAGAAATCCCAATCCACTCGCTTAGCAGCAATCTTGTCGAAGGTGGTCTGCTCGACCTGAATCATGAAGTTCTGACAATACTGAACCTCATTAGAAGGAAGGTTGTTGAAACGACCCGTCTGAACGTCCATTTCGCCACAACTCTTAGCCATACGGATGAGCTTCTGACCCTTCTGCAAGGCTGGAATACCGATAGCCTGCTTATTGACCAACTTACCATTTACAGCATACACAATCGGATAACCTTCTGTGTCCTTACCGCAAACGCAGAGTTCCAAATCAGGAGTAGGAGCATCAGTAATGGTAGAATATGCAATACCCTTATAGTTGGTAATCGCCTTTACACCTACCACTCGGATGGTATCATCCAGCGTAAACATGGTAGGGTCTTCTACCTTCAATACCATAGATGTACCAGTACTCTCCTCCGTTGCTTCCTTCACGGTAGTCTTGATAGGACGTGTACCGATACTCCAATACTCAACTACAAACGAGTTGGCAGACTTGGTTGTCGCATAGCGTGAAATCTGGTCAACTGGAGTAGCCATCGGGCGAATCTTGGTAATCTTCTCGTCAATGTCGTTCAGGTAATACTCCGTGCCATTCTCGTTATAGTGCTCACGTCCCTGAGTCTCGCTCTTGATACCTTCACTCTGACGAGCAGCACCACCATTGCCAGCCTCACCAGCAGCAGGAGCACCACCAGCCTCAGCAGCAGAACCACTCTCGGTACTACCGCCATCAGGCAGATTTGCCGCCTCAGCCATGATAACCTGACCATTCACTCCAAAAATAACTGCCATTACCATAATAAAGATGGAAAACAGCCGATTAAATGTACTTTTCTTCATTGTTATTCTGAATATTAATTAAACATTATATATTATCCTTTTACCTTGTCGAATTATCGAATGTGTGTTCTCTTCTCGTTGCCACGCTCCCAGACGTTACCCCTTCGTGATACCCAGCCCACAGCACCAAGGTTTGGCTGGTTATCTGTCTGCTTGGTCTCTGCATTGGCAGAATCAAGGTCAGCAGTACCATCGCCCTTCTTTCTCAGTTCAAGGTTCTTGACGTGCTTGCTATTCTTGCCACGAACTTCACCCTCATGGGCAGCATCAGCCACATCGGTATCATGGTTCTTTGCCTTGATGAAAGCAGTAATCATTTCCTCAGTAAACTTGCCAGTCACCACATTACGCATAGTCTGAAAGCACTGGTCGATGGCATCATTCACCGCTTCCTCACCATACTTCTCTTCCAACTTGTCGAACACCTCATAGCTGGAAGGCATGTTCTTGTCATACTCCTCCTGCAATTTCTTGCCGTTGGCAGCATTCTGCAAGAACTCCGACTGAGCCGATGCAATCTCATCCGCATTGTCAGGGTCTGAATAGTAATCAATGGCATCCTCACCATGGGTACGAATCAACTCAGCGTAAGGACTCTTGCCAGCCTTCATCGCTTGAAGGAAGGTAGCCGCCTCAGGGTCACTACCCAGCCAATCGCCCATCGCCTTTTCGTTATCCTTGTAACCCTGCAAAGCCTTCTGGTCGGCATCATAATCATCGTTGATGGCTCCATAGATAGACTCATCATCCGCATACTCCGTATCAGGATGGCGGGTCTTCAAACGCTCCAAAGCCAAGTCTCTCTTGGTCTTGGTATCTTGCTGTTTTGCAGCACCAGCATTCTGCTCAATATTTGTATTTTCGTCCATATATATATGTGTATATTTATAAATCAATGCCCAAAATTAATGCTTTTTTCCGATTTTCATCTTTTATCCGTTAATTTAGTCTAATCGGATGCGACTAATTCAATACTTTTTTGTATATTTGCAGTGTCAGATATGAAATATAAGGATTCACGATGCTATTTTATAGAGGAACGTGATGCTGATTTATTGAGGGCTTACAAAGAAATTATTAATGTAAGAGACAATATCAGACTCTCAGAGATTGAGGAAAAGTTAGCCCAATCTCCGAGCAGAAGATTTTGGGTTTCAGAAGACCGTGCTTATATAGTCATATTAGACTTACTGAAAGGAAAGCCTCTTGATAATATGATACCTACCCGAAAGGAAATGTATCAGGAGATTTTCAGACGATTCCAGATTCATAAGAGTAATGAGCCATATCTGAGTAATATGGATATTATCAAACGTGTATGTGCTGAAAAAGCACCCAGTTTCTATTTGACTCCTCAAAGCATACACGTAATTCTTAGCAGGGTGAGAAAGGAGGAGAAGCAAAGATGCTACGAGATACGAAAGAGAAGATTGCGCTTTATGCTGGGTACATTATAATAATGTGTGTCACTTTTCTTGGATATGATGGCATGGGTCTCTTTGACGATTGTTCTATTCAGAACCGACTAAGCTACCCTTTCTTTCATCAGAACATCTTTCATGCAGCCATCAACCTTTATGTTTTCCATCAATGCTACCGAGCCATCCCTTGTGGCATCGGTCACTTGGTGGCATTCTATCTCATAGCCATCAGCTATCCATTCACCTCTTCCCTACCAATCATCGGTCTAAGCGGCTTTATCTATGCTTACATGGGCTTTATCGCCCCCTACGTGGAGAATAAAGTAAGATACAATCTCACCATTCTCCTATATATCTGTGTTGGAATCTTCTTCCCTTGCATGGCAGTTGGAGTCCACATCTATTGCTATGTACTTGGTCTGTTGTGGGGTTATCTAAATGCACCGCTATGCCAAGACAAGTAACCGCCAAACTGACTGATGCTCTAGACAAACACGTACTGGGCATCCTGAAGGAGAACGAGAAACGCATCAAGGAAATCAACACACCATTCAATCCTATCAAGGGTGAAGGTTGTGGAGATAAGCGATTCCTGCTCTTCCTTCCTGATTTCCCGATTCAGAGACAGCAGCTTCCAGTTTCGATGAAGAAGATTCCGCTCGTCAAGATGCTCATCGAGTTTGGTAGCTGCAAGGCGGTAATCGAGGAACTGCACAAGGATATAGACGAGCCGTACAATCTAGAAGAGGAAATAGAACAACTGGTGGAGCAGTTTACTCGCATCAGAATGAAACATGACCCCTTCTTCTTCTTTGCCACATTCATCTATATCAAACCGAAAGGTGGAGGTCTCCCCTTCCGTTTTGTGCTCAGAAGACCGCAGCGCAGACTGCTCAGGTGGCTGGAGGAGCGAAGGAAGAAGAATCGCCCTATCCGACTCATCCTGCTGAAAGCCAGACAATGGGGAGGTTCTACGGTTATCCAGATGTACTTCCTCTGGCTGCAACTCATGTGGCAGAAGGGTCTCAACTCGCTCATCGTGGCTCAGGTTAAGGACACAGCAGAGACCATCCGAGGTATGTTCGAGGAAGCTCTGAAAAACTTCCCTACCAAGTTCCTCTACGAAATGGGAGAAGCGTTCTCTGAGAACGAACCGAAGTTTGTTGGAGTGGGAACATCAGGTAATGTAAAGAAGGTTCCTCAGCGATTCTGCAAGATTAAGGTGGGTTCCATGGAACGACCACTATCAGCAAATGGTGAAGACTACAACTTGGTACACCTTTCCGAGGTTGGTTTGTGGAAAAAGACGGATGGTAAATCTCCTGAGGAGGTAGTACAGAATGCTACCAATGGTATCTTGTATCGACCATACACGATGATTGCCTATGAATCCACCGCCAATGGTACTGGCAACTTCTTCCACAAGGAATGGCTTGCCGCCAAAAAGGGACAATCTCAGTTTGAGCCGTTCTTCGTTCCTTGGTACGAGATATACGATATGTATCATCTTGAATTTGAAAGCAAGAAACAGAAGGTAGAGTTTGCCAAATGGCTATACGAGAACCGCAATAATACCAACACGATGTCCGACCGAGAAGAGCCATGTACCTATCTTTGGAAGTTATGGACACTGGGTGCTCCACTCGAAGCCATCAACTGGTATATTGCCGAGCGCAAAAAGTTCACCGACCATGCCGATATGGCTGCTGGCTACCCTACCGATGATATTGAAGCATTCAAGCATTCAGGAGCCAAGGTCTTTGCCGAAGACAAGGTTGACAAATTCCGCAAAGGATGCCGAGCACCTAAGTTCATCGGTGATGTTTATGGTGATGGCTACAAAGGTAAGAAGTGTATGCAGAATGTCCGATTCTGTGAAGACAAGCAGGGGCAGTTGTGGATATGGAGCAAACCTGAGACCTTTGATGATTGCAAGGTAATCAACCGCTATCTGGTCGTAGTGGATATTGGTGGACGTAGCAAGAATGCCGACTGGTCTGTTATCTGTGTCTTCGACCGCTATTGGATGATGGAAGGTGGCAAACCGTATGTGGTAGCCCAATGGTATGGGCATATTGATATGGACTTGCTGGCATGGAAGGCGGCTCAGATAGCCAAATTCTACAACGATGCTCTGTTGGTAATTGAATCCAACACCTTGGAGACGAAAGACAAGGAGCACATCTTGGAAGGTGGTGACCAGTCTGAGTTCATCCTGAATCAAATCAAGGACGTATACGATAATCTCTATGCACGCAAGCAGAGTGAATCAGACATCAAGAATAAGGTTCCAGTGAAGTACGGATTCCATACCAATGTAGCAACCAAACCGATGGTTATCTCAGTATTGGTTCAGACTATCCGTGAACAACTCTATGTAGAGCGAGACGATAGATGCTTAGATGAATATCTCACCTACGAGAAGAACGGAACCGTATATGAGGCAGCAGACGGAAAGCACGATGATTTGCTCATGACCAGAGCCATCGGACTCCACATCTGTTTCAATGAAATGGAAATGCCTAAGATGATTTCAATTCAGACAAGAGTAATGAGAAGAAAGGTTTCTGTTTCGGCAGCAACCATCATATAGTTTCAAACAATAATAATTACGATTATGAAAGTAACAAAGATTTTCAAGCGCATCAAGTGCGAAATCATGTACCGACAAGCTACGGCTAAGGCAGACTACGCATCCAAGAAGAACAATGGTGAAATCTTCTACGTCCTTCCTACGCAGAAGGGCAACCTCATGATTATGAATCGCTCACTCTTAGAGGCATTCAAGAAGACAAAACTGGTAGACAACGACATGAAGGTCAGAGACCTCTTCAAGGATTGTGTCTATCATACCAACTGCAAGAGCAAGAAAGGCAAGCTAAGCCGCAAGCGCAAATTTCTCAGATGGAAGGGCTTAATCTAAAATTTTTCTGCCCTAAATAAACGGATAAAAGGTAGGTAGAAAAATTTCTGCCTATCTTTGCCTATTATTAATAATGTATACGTATATGGATATTTATAAGATTGTTAAAGGCAACAGCTTCGACCTTTTCATCAAGCTTCAGAAAGCCTACATCAGCAAGAATAAGCAGATGTTGGAAGATATTGACGTAGCTGCCATCAGTAATCTAGAAGTACACCTTACTGATGCCTTTGGAGAATGTGTAGCAAAAATGCCTTTTGTTCAGAGCGGAACAATTAATAGTGAAGTGGAACCGAGTGATATTTGTGTCAAGTTCCCACCATTCCTAGAGGAAGGACTATATGGCATTACCATTCGTGGCAAGTACAACGGAAACGACATCTGTAGCATCGAGCACCGCCTTTTCCGTATCGTGGAGCGAAATGGCAAGTCTCATATTCCTCTCGGTATCGTAGAGGGCGAAATGGGAGGTATGTACAATGCGAAGTACTGGATAGAACTGAACACAAAAGAAGATGTCATTTTCTCTTACTATGGTGCTTTATCTACCACAGACCCTAACAAGGTTAATGTCGAATACTTACAACAATTCTCAGGTGTTCTCTCTGGACAGACAATTACCATCAGTACAACCGAAAATGAAGACATCATCTGGGTAGTATCATCTGTTCCTCTCACGTTCCTTCAAGGTGGTTTGCCATTGGGAATGCAGCAGAGTAAGATAGGAGAACTATACTATTATCATTCCGATGAATTGATTTCAGGCGATTCCACAATAACGATTATATAACATAAAATAATATAAACATGCTAGAACAAAGATATAACGGAACAATCGTTTCAGGTCGAAAAGATGGTAAGTTGGTTAATTCCGACAACATCTTCGACAAGGAAAGAGGAAAGATGCAGTCAGACATCAATAAAGAAATGAAGACTCGCACCGACAATTCCTTTGATTCCTTAAAACAAACCAAGCAAAGTGCAGAGGATGGTGGCGAAAATGTTATCACTCTAACCCGTCATGATGGTACGTCTGAGCAAGTTAAGTTCTACAATGGTAGCAAAGGTGATAAAGGAGACAAAGGTGATAAGGGTGATAAGGGTGACAAAGGTGAAGTTGGTATGCAGGGAAACAGCGGTGTAGCCGATGCGAGCAACAAGACCCTAGTCAATGATGCTATTACTGGTGGCGAAACCGACTTTCTCTCAGCCGAAGTAGGCAAGCTAGGCATCCTAACATACGACTGCTCAAAAGGTGGAACCGTAACCCACGCTACTCTCCAAGATGCCATCAACTCTGTTCCTACCACATTTCAGAAGGTAGGTCTCACCATCACCTACAAATCAGGTGATACCATCTACCGCTATACTTTAAAGGCAAATGCATGGTCAGCAGACCCAGCAAACTGGTTTTCTGTAGAAGACAAACTCAGTGGCTTATCGGATAAGGTTTCCATAAAGGATGAGAAAGGCAATGTTCAAGATACTCCATTCAGGGTAATTAACAACCCAGAGTATCTAGCTATTGAAACTGATGCAGAAGATAAGGTACTTGCTGCCACTTATTCCGATGGCAGTCACTATGCACATAACATGAAGTCAGAAACTATTGATGCTTTGGAGAATCAAAAGGTTGATAAAGAAGCCGGAAAGTCTTTGATTGATACAGATGTTGCTGATGCTCAAAACACAATTAACAACCCAGAGTATCTAGCTATTGAAACTGATGCAGAAGATAAGGTACTTGCTGCCACTTATTCCGATGGCAGTCACTATGCACATAACATGAAGTCAGAAACTATTGATGCTTTGGAGAATCAAAAGGTTGATAAAGAAGCCGGAAAGTCTTTGATTGATACAGATGTTGCTGATGCTCAAAACACAATTAACAACCCAGAGTATCTAGCTATTGAAACTGATGCAGAAGATAAGGTACTTGCTGCCACTTATTCCGATGGCAGTCACTATGCACATAACATGAAGTCAGAAACTATTGATGCTTTGGAGAATATGGTTTCAAAGATTAACGATGATACAAAATCATTAAATGATAATGTTCAGAATATTATTCAGAAAATAGAAACTATTTCTCGCGAAGATGTGTATAGTAGGAATGCTAATAATATACCTCTATTGCAAAGTGCTTGTAGATACAATAATGGAAAGAAAGATTTTCTTATGTGTATAATAGCTGATTCACATTCTGAAGAACAAGCCGTTCAAAATGCTGTAGCTTTAACAAATAAGATTGATGTCATTGATGCAATTATACATTGCGGAGATATTACAGCCAGTCATTTTGATAAAACACAGATTCTCAATTTCTATAATGATTATAAGCATTGCGAAAAACCATGGCTAATTGTCATAGGTAATCACGATGTTGGTAACACTATGTATCTTCAATATAGTGCCACTCATGAGGAGATATTTCAATATTATATTAAGCCTATGATAGATGGAGGCATTCTTAATAATGGTGAATACCAAGAAGGAAAGCCGTACTATTTCCATGATTTTACTGATAGAAAAATTAGAGTAATAGTTCCTTATGAATATGACAATCCTCTGGATGTGGCAGATAATGAATATTGGGATAGCATTGATTACGATGGTTCTTTGCCTCAATTAGTGCCAGGCAAAACTTATAGTGTGGGAGATAAGGTTAATTCTGGCGGTTACAAAGATAATTCATTTATATGCAAAAAAGAGGTAGTAACAATCAACAGCCAGTACGACAATAATTATACTATCCCATACTACAAATCAGGTAGAGCTGCAAGAGTTATAAGAAAGGAACAAGCAGAGTGGTTAGTTAACACCCTGAAATCGACACCTGATGAATATGGTGTAATTATTGCAACGCACAATCCTGCAATGTTAAACAGCACCAACCAAATCAATTCAAAATTTGCTGTAAATACTGCTTATAAAGGTGTTACCCAAGGTCAATATGCAATGGAGACAGATTTAATATCTGAAATCGTAAATGCCTTTATTAAAAAGACACAACTATCTTTAAAGGTTGTTATGAAAAGTGCAAATTGGAACAAGGCAGATGCAAGCTACATGAATATTCTTGGTGATACAGGAGAAAAATATGCTTATCAAATAGAAGCTGATTTTTCAAATATTCAAAATTGTTATTTTGCGTGTTATGTAGGTGGACATTCTCATAAAGATTTAGTATTTAAGCATGACACGTATGAATTACAATATGGAATAAATCCTGTATGTGCTAAAACGGATAGTGCAAATAGAGCACAAGCAGATATTGTAAATACAAATGTTGATTCGTTGAACTATGATGCGCTAACTTGTATTTCCGTAGCAAAAGGAAGAATTGCATTGTCAAGGCTTGGAAATCAGCTGTCTATCAATGGTAAACATAGAGATATTGAAATTATTAATATTTAAATTATTATATTATGAATAATTGTTTAAAAACAAAGCTCAATGGAATGGTAAATAACCCTTCTATCAATAAGCTTGGAGAGTTAAGGTTGCCTTGTGTGGGTAAACTTAACTCATCTGGAACTATTAATGTAAGCGAATATAGTAGTCTTGTCTATTTCGGTAGAGAGAATTTTGTCGCAGAGATAATCAGCTCAGACAATGTTACATTTACAGATGGTACTACTACATTAGAAGGTTCTACAGAAAGTTTAGTGTCAAAAGATATTCTGAGTAACAAAAAATTCGTTCTCAGTTTGTCTCCAAAGTACAGAATAAAAACACTAAATTTTACTACAGACACAAAATTAAATATAGCAATAGAGCCAGATTTTGATTTTAATAAGTTAGGTATTATTCCTGACTTACAACGTTTACAAATAGATAAAGGTTATAAAGGAAACATTGATTATCTTTTGAAGAATGCTAAAAATCTTTCTCGCTTATATATTCATGGTGAGGTTGAATTTTCTATTTCTTCTATTTCGACTGTTTTAGTTTCATTACAATTAATAAATGCTGATAGAGTAAAAGGTACAATAGCAGAAGTTGCTAAGATTGTCAATATGAAAGATTGGGCGCAGGTCATTAACCAATCTTCAATAGAAGGTGATTTGGCAGATGTACCAGCTAATGTTTTTTACGTTAATTTACCAGCTAAGAGTGTAACTTGGACAAAAGGGAAAAGAAATGCTGGAAGTATTCTAGGCATAAACGTAAATGGTCAGAATCAACGTTTTGCTTCACACGAAGATGTGGACAATATGTTTGTTGACCAATCAACTTGTACATTAGATACAAATCCTAGCAATGATACACATAATGGTGCTATTTTAAAAATTAAGGTAAACTGCCCAAATAATTATACTCCATCAAGTGAAGCCCAAGCTGCGATAAGAACTCTTTATGGTAAAGGATTAACAAGTATCATTGTAAATGGTAAAGAAATGGATGCATATAAGTAATTGAACACAAAGACGCTGAGTTTACAATAAAAGATAAAGGGTGAGTCAAAGGATTCACCCTTTTCGCAGTAAGCCTGCACCAATCCACCAAGCAAATATCATGCCTCCTCCCTATACATATTAACAATACATCTTGAAGAACTTCTCGCACAAACTACCCATCATATAGCATGGCTCCTCGCCCATCATATCTATTCCATCCTGCTCACAGATATGCGCTACAACATGAAGAAGCTCATGACCTATTGTGTTGATGATGCTGCCATCTGATTCACATTTTCCAATGGCAAGCACACTTCTTCTTTCGGAAAGGTTGGAATAGGTAAGACCCCTATCTACACTCTCCTTGGTTAGATGTACGTAGGCTTCCGATAACGGATTTCCGTTGCAGCCAATATCAGAAAGAGCATGGCATATCTCATCGGCATCAGGCGGCTGATAACCTATGAAACATACTATGCTCCAATCGTACTTCGGAAGTTGTATTACTCTTCTCATCATAACACATCTTCCCAAGGGATAGGTACTCCATTATGGCAGCAGTCTGCATAAAATCTGTTAAAGATGAAACCATCCTTCTGGTCGGCATCATCCACCATATCCTTGATGAACTGGGCTAGCTGCTCCTCATCCTTGATGGAAGACTTGTAGAAGTCTGCCCTAGCCATATTCGCTACATATACATGGTCGTAGCCTATCTTATTCTTTACCTCAATTCCCTGACCAAGCAGAAGGGAATCCACCTTCTCCTTATCCCAAAACGAGACACTTACATCACGCTTGGAGGAAGGGTCATACTTGTACATCAGGCTCACCGCCCACTCGCACATCTTCTTGCTGAAATGATAGCCATTGTATCTGAGATAAGAAACCATTCCCTCAGGTTTGAGGTCATACATATCCAATGGCATTTTGCATTTTCCCATATTGCTGAATATTAAAGGGAGTCTGGTCACGACATAAATGTCGGTGCCAAAACTCCCAAGTTAAACACTAGCGACCGCCACCATTGTAGCCGCCACCACCTCTTTCACCATAGCGGTTCGGGTAGTTCCAATCATCGTTCACGTTGTTGAATCTACGTCTGTTCTCACGCTCTTCACGTTCCTCACGCTCTCTTCTCCAATCGTCACGATAATCAGGCATACGCTCACCCATACGCTCCTGCTTCATCTTTTTCAGACAAGACATAGCCTTGCTGCCAAAACCAAGCATGGATTCGATGTTGTCATACAAATCATCGAACTTATCTTCTGTAATCTCAATCATTACCATAATCTTCTTACCTTTATTAGTTCTTACTGAGCTTCAAGGCATCAGACAGAAGAGATTTGATTTCGGATAGCGTACCCTTCACTCCGTTCATGTCAGATTTCAGGTTACTGATGTCCTGCTCTTGCTGCTTATCCTTGGCAATCTGAGGATTGAGTTTGGCTATTATTTCATCACATGATTCCACTACTGCCTTATTGTAGTCAACACTCTCCAAGATACCTTTTGCTTGTCTGAGCATGGAATCAACCTCAGCACACATAGCATCACGGCTATCACTGACCACCACGCCATTAGTTCCTGAGTTGGCTATCTGAGCGGTAGATGGCAGTTTCTCGAAGTTGAGTTGCTGTTCTCCAACCTTCACCTTTACATCAACCGTTGTGTCGAAGTTCGGCACTTGATTCGGGATGTAAGTTGTCGGGAACTTCTGCTGAGGGTCACTTACCGATATAACCTGACCGATTCTGAGAGTCGGCTTTTCTCCTCCCTTGTCTAATATGTAAAAAAGGGAATTTTGTCTTAAACCTTGAAACATTTTCTTTCTCTTTTATAGGGGCAGACATTGCTATCTGCCCCATTGTTAATACTCTGTTAGCCACCAGTTGGTTGCTGAAACCCAAGCAGTCGGATTGTTCCGCTCTTCTTGTTGATATAGGCTAAAGCTTCCGTAGTGCTTGAAAGACCAGCTCCAGTTACAGCAGAACCAGTATGGTCTACCACGGATGACTTGGCTGTACCAGCCGTTGTTGTTCCACTTGTAGTTCCGCTAGTAGTGCTGATGGTTGTTGCACCATTGTGTGGCACTACAATCTTGACTGGAAGGTCTTCGCCAGCAGTAGGCACTCCCTGATGAATCTTTAGCAGTACGATACTCTCACAAGGTAAAGCCTTGTAGCAGCTAGGATTGATACCGAAGTCTACACTCTCGTTGGTTACTTGAAGTGCATTGGTCTTCAATTCATAGATACCGCCAATATCAACTCTCTTGATAGGATTCCGTCTCCTGACCATTGGGAATAATGGGCTGAAAGGATAGTTTAAAGGGAACATAGTTACCTCCTTTCCTTTAACAACCGCAACCTACGGTTGATGCTGCGTTGGCTGCTGCAACATCACCAGCGTATGCTCCCATAGCTGCTGCTTGGAACACCTCTGGATTGTAGGTCTTCAACTGAGGATATGGTACAGATACGGTATTAGGCAACTTACACTTGATGCCAGCTACCTCTGCTTGCAAGGCTGCAAGGGCAGCATTCACTGGAGTGATAATCTGTGCTTGGTATGCCTGCAAAGCCTGAGTCTGATGCTCGTTGGAAATCTGTGCTACAAGAGCACTATTCTTCTCACGAAGTGCATCAAGTTTGTCCTGCATTGCCTGAGTCTGCATCTGGTCGAGTTTACCCATCAAGGCAAGATGGTTAGACTGGTTGGTGTCACGCAACATCAATGCGTTGGCATTGGCATTGTCGTTAATGGCATGAGTCTGCTGGCAGATAGCCAACTTGCTCTCATAACCCTGAGTAGTGATGTTGTTGTTGGTCTGGCAGCAGCAGTTTGCAATCTGCTGAGCAATCTGCATATTACCCTGCTGCAAAGCATTGATAGTCTGCATACCGCTCATACCAACCTGATTACCTACACTCTGAACCTGAGAGGTCAAGGCAGAAATGGCACTCTGAATCTGACCTTCGGTGCAGTTCAACTGGGTAGCCAAATTGCTGAGTGCATTGCGGTTGCCACCGATGGCATCCATCAGGAGACCACGACCATAGTCATTGTTAATCTCGTTGGCGAGACCACCACGACCATTATTGCCGAAACCACCCCAGCCGTTACCTCCCCAGCCCATGAGGAAGAAAAGGAAGATTACCCACATGAACCATCCACCTTCGCCACCGAAACCATTGTTTCCCTTCATGGCAAGGAGGACATTAGGGTCAACACCCTGCTTCTGGAGCAGAGGCGCAAGAAGACCGAGCATCCCATTGTTAGATGTTGAGCCTTCGTTTCCGAATACATACGTTTTACTTTCCATATTATCCTGAATCTTTTGTTAAACATTAAATTATGATACTCACTTCGTAACGTTACGAGCACAAAGATACGAATAATATGAATAGAGATTGATAAACTCGCAAAAGATTATATAAGTGCGTGATTAGCAAAGATTTATAGTTACGGAAAAGGTCATAAATATACAGGAGGGGCGATTGGGTCTCTCCTATATATAATAAGGTATTGTTGTTACTAGAGGTTTATGCCATACTTTCGTGATAACTTGCGGAAGAAAGCCTTCTTGTTGGCAAAGTATCGGATAAGCGACTTATTCCACTTCTTTTCATGCCCGAACTGGTCGTGAATACCTTCTGGTATCTTGCCATCGTGAACATACTTCTCAAAGGATGAGATAGACTTGCCCATTTCGTGAGCACACCAGCCCTTGTTGGCTTGCGTATCATTCATCATGGCAGTAAGGAGTGCCACAAGTTCCATATCTCCTTCCGACAGACCGCAAGGGATAGGCTTGCCCTCTGCTTGGGCAACTGCTGATTCATGTGCCTTATCTGCGAGAGCACGAAGTCCAGCTTCGATGATGCTGTAATTTACTAATTGCGACATAAGCGTATAAAATTAAAATGAGTGTAATCAGGAACATATCACAATAGTACATATTGTTTGTGATAACGATAGAGCCGAACATGATGTGTATCACATTGACTCCTGCGATATAGAGTATCGGGATGCGCCACTCTACACACAATCTGTGCAACACCTGACCTTTCCAAAGAGAAATCGGGTAAAGAATGTAAGTGATGAAGTAGAAGTACCAGACTGGTTCCTCATTCTCTTCGTACCATAGTGTAATCTCCATTTTATTATCGTAGAACTGAGATATACCATACCATCTGAAAAGCATGACCAATATAGGCGCATACTTGAAATAAAGCAAGTCCGTCTTAATCTTGCTGCGTTCGGGGAGAAGTTTTGTAATCTCTCCAATTAACTTCTTGACTCGTAGGTCTTCGTCTTCTTCTTTTCTCATAAGCCATTGTTTTTTTAAGTTTATATGTTTGAGATTCTTTTGCTGATTTAATCAAAAATTCTTAGAGGTAGCAAATATAATAAGAAATTAGGACGCGGCTACATTTACGCACAACTTTAATAGTTAAACTTTATAAATATTTACAGATTGATAGATTTAGATGTTTTTAAAAGGCGATAAATTTCAGATTGAAAGCAAATATCCCCCAAAAGCCTAGCACTTTCAGGGGATAGTCATATATGTATTACTTCTCTGTCTTCGCCTTCTGGTTATCTTACCTTGGATTGCAGTTCACTGAACTTCTCTCTTTCGGCACGTATCTGTTTCAGGATTGTCTGCTTGGCATCATATCCGTCAGCAGAAACTAGTTTTTCCTTCAACTCCTTCATCTTCTTGCCATACGTGGTATATTCAGATTCCAAATCCTTGTATGACTTGAAGTTTGGATGCTTACTCATAAAGATGTACTTCATTGCATCTGTCTGCTCGTTATACTCGTCATTCAGGGCAGCATATCGCTTGTTGAGCACCTTATTGTAGGTACTGATAGCGTTATCTTCTGCCACATCAATAGACATCTTTACTGCATCGTAAGCCTCTTCGCTAGGTTCCTTGCCCTTCTTCTCTTGATTCAGACCTTCCTTGGCTATTTGCTCGTCAGCAGCAGCATTGGCATCCTTGGCACGTTTCTTTTCAATCATATCCTTTAACTTAGGGTCAGAAGTAGTATCAAAGAACTCATCAGCCTTCTTCTTGTCATACTCATCCCACTTATCCATCTTATCCTTGATTTTCTTCTCAAATGATTTCTGGTACTTGTCAACATAGCCATTAAAGGTCTCGGCATCCATACCAATCTGAGAAAGGAGATTGTCACGGTTGATTTGTCTCTCGGCATATCTCTTCTCCAGTTCTGCCAATGGAACCTTGTTTATATCATCGGCATCAAGACCAGCCAAAGACAAGAACTTCTTCATGGTATCTTTGTCTCCACTCTTCAATCCCAGTTCATCCATATACAACTCACGGATGCTTTCCTCAGGAGCACTGATAGCCTTCAAGATACCTATCTGCCATTCCTTAGCCGTATTACCATTATCATAGTCTGCCTCAGAGAGTGCCTGATATAATGCGCCCACGGTCTCAGGATTGAATCCTATGAGCGATTGAACTCCAAGCATACCCAACTTGTTTGCTACAGAATACCACTTCTGGTTTCCTATCATTGAATAGATGTTAGCCAAGTCAGATGTGGCAGGATTGATGTATAGGTTCTGATACCTGAACACCTCTGGGTCAAACGTTGGTTTGCCATCCTCCACCTTCAATCCTGCATTGAGAATGTTCGATGCAAACGGAATCACATAGTTGTCGGACAAAGATGTGGCGAATCCTTTGAGCACAGCTTCCTCTATCATATCCTTCTTCTTATCATCATCATCGCCAGTGAGCAAGTAAGGAAGTACCTTATATAAAGCCCAAGAGACAGGAACGAGAGTAGCGAAGTTAATCAATCGCCCGATACTCTGTCTGAAAGTTCTGTTATATGTAGCCTTGGCTATAGCCCTTGCAGTATTCTCGTCAAGTCCATCCTCTTCCATGATTTGTCGGGTCATAGACTCAATAAGCGTAGTCTTATGCTTTCCACCCCATAAGTCATAGGTTCTCGCCAGTCCTCGGCAAGCCTCAATCTGCATACGACCATAAGCATAGTTTGCATTCTTGAAGAGTGAGAGAGCGGCAGACACATAGGTTCTATCCACCTGCATAGGCGATAAGTACATACCACCAGAAGACTGCTGTGTCTTGTTGTATGCAGCCACAGCCTTATAATAAGCCTTCTCCTCAGCCTTCTCCTTTGGATAGCCTAGCTTGGTCAGGCGGTTCACCTCTGTTTCATAAACTGAGCGAGCACCTACAGCACAAGTTATTCCATCAACAAGGATATTTGGAGCCATACCTATCTTGGATATAGTCTTAGTCCAATCGTGATACTTCTCCAGTTCGTCAAGATACTGCCTCAGTTTTACATCGCCATAGGTTATGTTCTCAATACGCTTTCTGAAATCAGGAATATTCTCCTTCGCCCACTTCCATGAGCCGTAAGGGTTAACTCCATTCTTCACGAATCGGGTAAAGTCACACTCAGGAAGGAACACCGTTGCAGACTGACTCTGCTTGATGGCAGTCCATAAGCGACCAGAAATCTTAGCAACAGCGATACCACCCATGGCAGCAGCAATCCTGCTATCCATCATACCAGCATTCACCTTTGGCTTGTATGTGCCAGCAGCAATCTGTGCGGTCTGCTTGAACTCATCCCACAAGGTCTTACCACTACCATAAGCCACGGAACTCATATTCTGTACTTGGTTCCTGAAATGAGTGTAAGATAGCAGCGTATTGATGTCTTGTCTGAATGGCAGCATAGCCGACCACTCCTCCATTTCCTGGAAATGGTTGAAGGCAACCTCAAAGGCATCAGCATTCTCAATATCAAGAGGAATCACATTCACCCTACGAGTAACAATAGCACCAGTAGATGTACCAGCCAACTGACTCATTGCATCAGAATCTTGATTCACATCTTCCTTAACGTTTCTTGCTCGGTTATTGATGGCAAGAGGGAAATAGTTCTCCACCTCCTTCATAGGAGCACCGAAGTACTTAGTATGAGTAGCTTGGTATCTTCTCTGACATTCAGGAAGGTATTCATCCTGCAACCACTCACCCATAGCCTTCACTCTTGGGTCAAGGTTTTCCTCGATTGCAGCCACATCTTCCTCTGTGATACCCATAGCACGGAGTTTCATTTCTCCATCAGTCTCCTTGTTGACCAGATAGATATAGAGCATCTGACCTTGTTTCAGATGGATGGTTCGCTTACCAGTCTCCTTGTTGGAGTAGTCAGTAACCTCAACGTCCATTTCCTTCATACCTTTACCATCAATACCTACAAGATTCATAAACTTATTCTTGCCGAATAGTTCCTTGGTCTTCTCATCAAGGGCATTGCGGTTCATTTCATTATATAGCTGTTCCTCATCAAGCGCATCTTGGTTCAGCTTATGGAAGTAGTTATACAAGCGACCCTCGCCATTTGCTGAATGTTTACCGAAGAACTTCAAGAACTGCTCAAAGGTATATGTGGAAGAGAATACTGCACGCTGCAAATCATTATTCACAAACTTCTTCTTGGCAGTCGTGGTATCATAATAGGTAGAATCCACACCTTCCAAATCCAAGTTGGCACGATGCAGGATTTCATTCTTGTGCTCAGCAATCTCCTCTCGGAACTCCTTTGCCCTACCCTTACTCTCCTTCACCATTCTCTGAATGTTATTCAGGAGATTCTCGTACATGGTAATGCGGTCAAACTTATTCTCAAAGAGTTTCTTTTCCAAGGACTTCAACAAATCCTTGTCTTCCTTTGTAGCATCCTTCTTATTCTTCAACTCGCCAATCTGTCTCTTCAACTCGGCAATATCGGCATCATTGCCGCCAATCTGCTGCTTATACATGATGGCAGCCTGAATGCCAGCCAGTCTGTAGTCATTCATTTCCACATTGTCTTCATTCTTGGCAGAATCTTCCTCAATGTTTGCGATATAGCTATCCAGAGACTTATCATCCATATTGATAGCCTTCTTATACTCGCTCATGAAAGCCTGACCCTTGGCATCAAGAGAACCCATCTTAATCACACCGCTCTGGTCTGCCCTTGCACCCTTGGTATTGATAAGGTTGTCGTAAGCAGTAGAGAGACGGTTGAGATAGTTTTCAGCAAGGATTCCCATAGCCTTGTCTAGGTACTTCTTTACGTCATTGGCTCCAGTGGCATTCTTGGCAGCAGAGAGAAGGTTGCCCACCTTACCCCTGCTCAATCCGTCACCCCATCCGATGTTGAGCATCTTTCTTACAAGGTCAGATACCGCCTTAACCGTTCTCTGGTCATAGTTCTTCTGATTCAGAACCGCTCTTCTGATATTACGAAGCTGCTTGTTCATATCCTCCAAGTCAACGGACAAATCAAAGTCCTTTGGCTTTGGAGCAGACTTCCAGAGTTCCTTCTTCTTATTGTACTCCTCCAAGTCTTCTGCATAACCGATTTCTGTTGAATAGTTTTCACGATGAGGACGAACTGGTGGATAGGCATCAGGAGACAGACCATTGTCAGCCTTCCACTTGTCAAGTGCATCTTGGAACCCAGTCTGCTTAGGAGCAGTCTTCCATAAGTTCTGATTGCGAGTCCACTCTACCATTCTGTTGGCGTAATCAAATATATTCTCGCCTTCCTTCATGATAGGTTTCTCCATAGGAACAGCACCATTTTCTAAATGGTTCTTCTCCATCCACTCTTCCATCTGCTTGCCGTAAGGAGTAGAGCCACGCAAGGAGAACTTGGTATTACCATCCTCAGGAGTAGTTGGGCGCAAGGTGTTCTGCAAGAGAGGAGCAATCACATGCTCGGTCAACTGGGTAGGGATTCCGTTGCCGATGATTGTATGGCTCAGGTTCTCAGAGAATGGCATCTTGTAATCATCGCTCACTCCTGATACTCTTGCGAGCACTCTGCCCATGGCACGATATACCTTACCATCAGGCATCACAATCACATCACCACTCTTCGTTCTGAGTGTTGGTAGCAGTTCATCAGCGAAGGCATGAGGAACCTTTCCGTCAGCATAGGCACTACCCATCACATATAATGGCTTGTCAATGTTTCGCCAGTCAATGCCATCAGCCTTCAATCGAATATCCATCCAAGGAGCCACACCATTCTTCTTCTCGGTCAGGGTCGGGATAATATCAGCCACAGCTTCATACCATCCGCTCTTGTGTGCTATCTTCTTTGGCTTTTCAGGGAGTTTGCCATCACGAACCGCACGGACAATCAATCTCTCTCGGTTGGTGTAGCCGCCATAGTCAGCAGCATTATAGACATCAGCATCCCAAGTATAGCCGTTGGCATCCAGCGCATCCGTGATAGTCTTCATCGCTTCTGAATCCTTATATCCCTTCACATTCTCAATGGTCACCACCTTTGGCTTTACGGCATTGATGAAATCGGCAGTACTAGCAGCAGTCTCCTTGTCAAGTTCCACCTCAGCGTGGTTACTCTTCGCCTGAGAGTAGTTCTTGCAGACTGGGCTGGCATGGAAGTACTCTACCTCGCCATCAATCTGTTTCACCAACTCCTTAGGGTCAACATCACGAACATCAGCAGTAACGATGTGCTGCCCAAAGTTGTTGCGATATACACCGCTTATCTTCTCATCATACTCAACTGCCACCACTGGGTCAATGATGCCCTTCAAGCCTTCCTCAACAAGACCGCCACCGCTAAAGTAGGTTCCAGCCTTAATGAGAGTACCATCAAGGTTCTTCAAGGAGAACTTAGGGTCACGCTCAATAGCTTCTGCAATATGTATAGCCTTCTTGTTGGCTTGTTTCCATCCCTCAGGTTTCGCCATCATAGATTTCAGAGAGAAACGAATATCATTGTTGTCGGCAGAGAAATCGCCATTGTTATTCTCGGCAGACTTGATTTGGTTGGCATCCAGAGCGCAATAGGAAATCTTGGTAGGCTCATAACTATCATCCACCTCTTCAACAAAGATGGCTCCATCATAGCCTTTCTCCTTAATCTTGTCAGCCATGCCCTCTTCATCCATGATACCCCAAAGATTGTCCTGAGTGTCCATGCCCACCATGTACTTCCATCCAGTCACATCTTCGTAGATTCTATCATAGTCTTCTCCAGTCAAATCCATCGGTCTTCGGATATTCAGGAAGCAAGGAACCACGTTAGCCTTGCCGCCACGATGTCTAGACGAATTGGATGCAAATTCCTCAGCTAAGCCCTTATCAGGAGAGAAGAAGAATCCCTCAGCCTTCACCTTGTCTTCAAGCCCCATGATAAAGCGGACACCTTCCTTCTTCTCAAAGGTGTTGAACTCGACACTTCTGCCATGCCAAACAACCATAGGTTCACCATTCTCATCCACCACCTTGGAAGCATTCTCAGGGTCATTCTCCCAATCACCAAACCAGTTCTTGAAGTTGGTAGTACGGACGGTTGCCCATTGTTCTGCATCCAGTTTGGTCTTCTCACCATTAGGAGCCGTCATATAGGTTCCGTTTGCCTTGGCATCAGCCACAATCTTCTCCTTTTCTTCTTTCAGAGAGAATCGGATATTGTCGCTGCTATTGATAGCATCCATAGTAACCTTCTGTCTATCCTCTGCATTTCCACGCTCATAGCTGCTCACATCAATGCCAGCCATCTTCAAGGCATCTACCACATCGCTTGGAGTATCGTTTGGAACAATAGCCTTCTCAAACTCGTCAAGACCATAAGGACGAATAAACTTGGTCTCAAAGTAAATAGAAGGCTTATCATTCTTGACAGCTTCAATAAGTTCATTCAATTTGTTGATGTCCTCGTCTGTCAAGTCCACACCATACTCTTCCTTGGCATATTTCTTTGGATTCTTCTGTGTGGCAACCTCTTCCAATCTGTCCATGCCATAGCTTTCAAATGGTTCTGCATCAGGTTGCATCTTATCAGCCAACTCATCATAGACTGGTTGCCATTTTTCTTGAAACTTCTCAACATCTTCATAGTTGCCAGTCAAATTGCCCTTCTTCTTGCGGATTTGGTCAAGAGTCCCCATAGGTTTCAATATGGATGCTACGAAATGACTGAAAGAAGCCGAACCAACGGAAGCATTCTTGCCATCTTGTTTCATTACCTTCACGGCATTCTCCACAGTGTTAGGCAGATACTTACGATTGCCATCTGGCTTATATCCAGCAAAGATAACCTCCTCCACATTATAGCGGTCATTGAGTTTTTCTTTCCATGAATCGAAGTCTTCCTTCATGCCTTTGTCCTGAATGTATTGTTGTGCAGCTTTCATCGTTGCATTCTCATCCACCTTACCAGAAGTCTCCGCATCACGCAGTATGCCATCAACGAAACGAGACAAAGCCCCATAGTCATAGCCATGTTCCTTCATCCAATCAACATCAAGTTGTTTGTTCTTGGCAATATTAGAGTTTGGTCTTTTCTTGATAAACTCCTCGTCTTTCTTAATGAATTTCTTGATGTCATTGTCAAACTCTTCCTTATTGCCATCATACACCTCACGAATAAACAAGTCAAGGAGTTTCTCCTTTTGCTCATCCGTAGTATTATAGATACCATTTAATTTTCCCAAGATACCCTTCACCTCATCATGAAGTTCCTTTGGATATTTGCCTTCAACATGAATCAACTCAGGAGCTTTTCCTTTCTCTTGCAAGTAAAGATAAGCCAATCCGTTTGCTTCACGACCATCCATGAAGCTATTGATGGCATTTCTTGTGAGACGTTGCATTTCCTTTGGAACGGATTCTATGTCGTCGTAAGCGACATCACCACCATTGCCACCAAACTTCTTTTCTACTGGAGGATAAATAGGAGTCCATGCATCTGCGGCATAAGTGCCGATATTCTTGCCTGTTCTCTTGGCAATTTTTTCTGCCTTCGGTATCAATGTAATCTCTCCATAGCCAGAATATATTCCATTCTTTGAGTCAATCACACCCATGGAAGGTGCGGCAAAGCCACCTTGCTTGATAGCCTTGCGAAGCTTATCAAGACTGATGTTATGCATACCAAACATGGTTTTTTCGTCCTTCAATGAAAACTTTTCGCCATTTTCCTTGGCAGTTTCAGAAGAATTGTCTATCTTTGCAGCAGAACCTTCGGTTTGGGAGAGAGCGGTGTCACCTTCCAACGAAGTAGCGGCAGTGTCTGTCCTCTTGTCGCTTGCCGAAGTTTCCTTTTTAAATGCAGTCAACAACCAAGATTTTCTTTCTCCATCCCAAGTAAGACGAACACCAGCCTTATGGGTTTCGCTTTCCAAGTTTACACGATTCTTACTGCTTGAAACTACACGCATATCATTCAGAATCTCCTGCAAATTATCAAGAACCTCAGGATGATACTTCACAAGTTTAGAAAGACCATAGCCATCACTATGTCCAGTTCCTTCTTTGCCCCAAACCAAATCAATATCACCAATATCCTTGTGATGAAGAGCACCGACAGCTTCTCCACCACGAACCTTCTTCAAGAACTCGATTGCAGCCTTGGCATTGCCACGGAACTGATTGTATATGTTTCCGAAAGCACCAACACCTACTGGCTTTATATCCTTCAACGAGAACTTTACTTTAGCATAGTCTGCAAATGGCTTTAGCTTACGATTGCTCGTATCAAGCCACTTATCGAACTCATCCTTACTTACTCCAGTAATATTTCCAAGACCTTGCCACCCATCGCTATAGTTGGCGAGATAAGCCTTTTTGGCATCATCCATGGAGTCATAGCCATACATTACCTTATGCTCATCAAACGAGCCATCAGGATTCACTTGGTCAACGACAAACACATCACCATTCCAATTATCAAGGTCTGCTTTGTCATTGATAAACATATCCAAATGGTCACCATCCTTGCCAAACTTGCCACGGATATAGCCATAGGTATCGTGCATGGTTACTTTCCACTCCTTGCCATCGGCATCCTTACCTGAGCGAGTTGAACCCTTTGGATTCTCTATAGTGTAATCGTAGCCACCGAACTTGATATGTCCCTTCTTGTAGTTGCCACTCTCTTTCTGTGCGTCAGATGGATTGGTTTCTGTTTCTTCAATAGCAGACTTCAAACGGAGAGAGAACTTGGTGTGCTCTGTGATTCTCATATCCTCAGGCTTGAAGATAACATAGTTTGTATCGCCTTCCTCTGCACCACCCATGATGGTTCCAGCAGGATATTTGATGCCAGTAAAACCAAGAGAAGAAAGAATTTTACTTGCCAACTTATCGCCAACAGCAACAGACAAAGCGTTGTAAGCATCGCCATTACTCTTTCTACGTTCCAACTCAAACAGAGCATCATCAATAAGAGACTTCTCGAATGATTCATCTGTTCCGTTCTCCTCATAGAAATTCTTCTCAGCCTCTTTGTACTCAGGCATTTCCTTCAACTCAGAAGGGAGACCATGTGCTAACACACTCTTAATCTGTTCTTTAAACTCAGGGGTAGCATCTTCGTAGAACTCAATATAGTTGCTGCCATTATCCTCAGGTATATCAACCTCATAGAGATTCCCCTTATACTTTTTAACACGGATATTTCTAGGAGCAAGTAGGAGTTCTGCTGCATTTACTTTGTTCTGATAAGCACTCCTTACACTACCATAAGTATCTTTAAGGAGGTCTTTAAAATAAGCGTAATCGCCTTTTCGCAATATGCTTTTAGCTTCTGATACACCATATTTTTCAAGATTATACAAGAAATCATCAAGAATATTTGAGTTATCTCTACCTACCTTATCCAACAAAACAGAGCGCAAATCATCCTCAGACATTTCCTTACCATTATAGACGTAAGTAGGCTTTTTACGTGTAAGCTCTACATAGCTTTTTCCTATCTCTTCCGATGAAGTAACATAGCCGCCCCAACCGAATGCTTGTGAGCCAGCACCCTCGCCCATGTGGTCGAAGTCAAACTCGGTGAAGTCAGCACCGCTACCATGATAAACCTTCAGCGAGAACTTAGGAGCATCAGCTATCTCCTGATTAATGCTGTTCACAACATCATCAGTAACAATATCGCCCTCCTGAATCTGCTGAGGTTCACGTCCAGCATTCTTCACAAGTTCCGCTTGCTCTGCTCTGGTCAAGATACGGTTCACCTTCATCGCACCAGTAATCACCCAAGGGTCAGTCTCAGGGTTCGGGTTGGTACGATACATATAATAGCCATCAGTAGGCAGATGTTTCAAGCCAGCGAGAGAATGCTGATACTTACCCGAAGGATTGATACCCTCTTGGCGAGCTTCCTCCTGATAATCTACATCAGCAGCATACTCCACCTCAGCGAAGACGAAGTTCTTAGGGAAGAGAGTCTTGTTTCCCTCAGCATCCTTGCGGTTGAACTGAATAGCATAAGGCACTACACCTAGATGCCAGCCTGGTCTATAAGCTAGCTTACCGCTACCGCCTTGTGTTCCCTTGCCGCCCTGCTTAACCTGAGGTCTGCCAGTCTTGCTTTCTCCAGCGATAGGAGCAGCATCAGCATCGAGCCATACACCAACTGGGGTAGCAGCACCATCAGGGTTCGCTACCATTGGTGGATAGAGTTTGCCATCCTTCAATACGAACACCTTGTAGCCAACACCCTTCTTCTTAGGTTCAGGCTTTTGACGAAGAGAGAATGAAACATCTTCGCCAGTCTCGGAGTTTGTCACCTGACCATTGGCAGTTTCAACGTAAGCCTTTTCTACAATACGCTCCAAAGCATCTACAGACTTGTAGAAGTCTCCATATAACAGACTCTTTATCTTCTGTATAGCATGAAGAATCGTTCCCAAAATAGGATGATTGAGACGAAGAGAGAACTTTTGTGCCAAGTCAAAGTCATTAATGAACTTTCCTAAGTTATCAGCAACAACCTCCTCAACGTAATCATCAACATTGTTATATCCAGAGATACCATGGTAGTTTTGATAAACCTTAGCCAAGTCTTCCTCAAACTTCTTTTTTGTTGTTACAGCCATGGCAACCTTAACGAGTTCTTTGTATGCTTCAGGATTCTTCTGCTTGATGGCATGAGTCATTTCGTGACCAAAGACAAACTGGGTAGCCTTCTCTGTGTCCAGAGCAAGATACATGGTTCCATTCTCAATCCAACCATTTGACCTTGCACCCATATAGAGGAACTGAACCTTCAATCCCATCTTCTTACACAATTTCTTAATAGCCTTGTGTACGTATTTAGGCATATCAATATCCAAGATGTCCTTATCGTCCACCTTGTTGTCATTGATAAGTCTCTGTCTGTCTTCATTGTCGTTTATATCATACGTCTCACCGCTCTTTCCTCCTTCGATTTCAAACGGAACCTTATCCTCGCTAAGTTGCAAGCCAAGCGGATTCTCGTCCGTTGCATCCTCAGGAACCTCAGGAGCATTTATATTATCATTTATTTTGTCATTTGTCTTCTCATTATCCAAATCATTACCCAAATCATTAGATTCATTAGACAATTCATTATCTAACTTCTCCTCTGACTTCGCCTTCAACTCAGCCTTTTCATCCGACTTCGCCTTCAACTCGGCCTCTGGCTCAGCCTTGTGCTGCTCAGCGTAGTCTGCATTCTCCTGAGCACGTTTCTGCTCTTCAAGTATGTTCTCTGCCTGAGCAATGCGAATATTTTCAACAAAATTCCTTGCTTCCGATGCCTTGAAACCGCTATTGAGTACACCGATAAGTGCGTTACGAATATCCTGAGTATCTAGTGATTCAAGGTTGGATGGACGATTCTCCCATAGGCTATGAACGAGCGCATCAATAGTAGTTCCCTTGCCATCAGCAGCGAGCAACTGAGTCTTGGCAAAGTCTTCTCTGCTCAATCCAGTCTCCTGCTTAACACCCTTGCTTGTCTCTGTTCCCTCATAGTTGAGAGAGTGAGCACCGAGATTGCTAGCCACATACTCCTCAGCAGTAAGCGGAGTTGTATCAGTCACGTCAATGCCAGTACTATCATACAGACGATGAAGGAGAGAACCGATAGTTTCTCTATAGAGTTGTGATACAGCCTCAGCATCATCCTTCACAGCACTCTTCAAACGAGCGAACTTTCTTCTTGCCTTCTCAATGAGTTCCTTTCTACCCTCAGCAGTATCTTCCACCTTGGCAATTCTTCTTTCCTTCAACGAATCACGAATAGAGATTGCAGAGTCATAATGTGCTTGGGCATCAGCTATGGCAGCTTCCTTCTCCTTCTTGCTTGCAACCAACTCAGAAGGTTTAGTGCCAGCCAACTTCTTATTCTTTGCTTGCTCCAATACTTTCTTAGCCTTCTTGATTTCTCCATCCAGCCAATCATCTGCATCCTCACCGAGGTTATTGTCATACCACTCAGCAGCATGAGCAGCATCAGTCTGACTAAGGTCAACCTCTCCATTTACATCAACTGGGATAGGAGTTCCATCCTCAAATGTTAAACTTTCATTATTTTCATTGCCGTTTGAAGAAATGTTTGTATCTTTGCTTTCAGAAGAGCCAGCAGCATCCTCTTGGGAAGTTGTCACAGAAGTAGAAGGCTGGTTCTGCTCGGTCTGTGCGCCATCGTTCTTACGATATAGCAACTTCCCTTTCATTAATGCCTCCTTTACTCTCTTTACTCTGTCATAGTGACTGCTAATGCTGATTTCAAGACCATCCTTCTTGATGGTTACAGACTTGAAATAGTACACCTTTTCGCCATTCTTACCCAAAAAAGTCTTGATAAACAGATAAGATGATGAACGCTCCTCATTGCCATCAGCAGAATGAGAAGGAACTTCGATTATCACATCAGGATTCGTAAGCGTTGGCTTAATCATACCAAACTCCTTGGAACGACCTTTCTCAAACAACTTAGCCACCTGATTCTCTCCCATCTTCACATCACCTATAGGAGTAGATAAGATTCCATCTTCACCAAACTCTGCTGTCCAGTTGTCTGGTGTAAGTTCCAAATCAGGAGCGGTCTCTGCACTTGATTCCATCTGGGCGATTACATTGTCAGCATCAGCTTCCGATAAAGGCTGAGTGTTATCTTCAACTTCTATTCCACCTCTATCAGCCTCTATTGAGCCACTATTATCCTCTATCATTGAGGATTCAGGCATGGCAGAAGATTCAGCAGAGAGTATCGTACTACGATACTTCTTGTAATCATCAACAGATACTTCACCCCTTGTCTTTATCTTAACCAAGCCAGTAGGGAAGCTCTGAGTCTTCAACTCTCCATTTGCATCAATGTAAGCAAACTTGGTTCTCATCTTGTTTCCTTGGATATAGAACACATCTTTAGCATCAGAGAACAGATTATTTCCATCCTTATCAGAAACATCTACCATCTGAACCTTACCATCCTCTCTGATTATATCAGAGTAGTCTAGGTTATCTTCGATAGGTGCTGGCTGGATATTATCTTCCTGAGAAGGATTCTCTGCTTGTGTAGTCTGTGCTTGCATCTGCTGCTCGGCACGTTCCTTCTCCATCTGTTCTCGCTGAGCCTTTGCTGCTTGCAATCTCTGCTGGTCAGAAGCATCCTTCATCTTCTGCAACTCTTCAAATGAGACTGGAATATTTACATTCTCACCTTTGACAAGTTCAGTAGGTACGTTGCCATCAATAGTAATCATGGCAGTACCATCACCATTATCAGCGAGTACTTCATAAGTATGTTCTGTTCCATCTGCACCAACGGTCTTGAACTGAGTACCTACCTCAACAACACCATCAATGATACCAGTAGTCTCTTTGATAGCCTTCTCCTTGGCATCAGCCATAGCCTGACTTCTCACTTCATCAGCATTCTCCTCACTACCCAGTTCAGCAAACATCATGGCATCAGCATGTTCAACCGTATTAGTAGTTGGGTCATAATACAGAATCATATCATCACTATTACTAATATCAATAGAACCATCTTCATGGGTAGCAATATTACCATTGATGATATATACACCATAATCTTCCAAGCCGCCAGTAGCCTTAATGGTAGCATTTCGGATTGTATTACGAGACTTGTCTGTGTACATATCAACCGCCTGTGCTGCTCTCTGCACTTCCAAGTCTATCTGGTCTCTTGCGTTATCAATCACACCTTCATAGCGAGCAGTAGATAACTGGTAGTCATAAATAGCCCTATCAATATTATCATCACGACCAGAGAGTGCTTCAAGTTCCTCATCACTCATGGATGCTAACTGCTGCACTGATATACCGAGAAGTTGGGCAAGAGACTTCTGTTTGTCTTCTTGGTCTAGCTGAATCTCATGTGTATCATATCCGTAAGCACCACGACCCTGCTGGTATGCCTGATTCTTCTCCATATTCTTCACAGAGACACCTTCACCCTTGTCTTCAACTGCCTTCTTTGCTGCAAGCATATTACCAATGTCATAGCCACGCATGATGAGCAAGTTCTGAATATACTCACGCACTGGCTGTCTGTTCTTACCAAGAGCAACATCACGATTGATTTTGTTTACCATTTCAGGCATATCATCGTTTGTTGTAGCATCAATCTGATTACGGAGTTCTTCCCACTTCTCCTTGCCGAGCAACTGAGACAAGTTCACATCAGCCTTGTCTAGCTTATGCTTATAGGAATAATACTGCTTGGCATTATAAGCATGGAAAGGAGCAACAGCACCCTTCATCAATCCGATAGACAAGAGCATACCGCCCCATATCTGTGACTGCTGCTTTTCATCCCACAAGTCTGAGATTTTATTGTCACCAGTAAAGACCGTGTTGGCGATGATACCCAACTCTTCCTCCAGAGACTCACCGACAATGCTATTGAGTTCCACCTTACCAAGTGTTCTGTCAGCACCAGCCTTCAAGTATCTTGCATTCTTTGATACCTTATTATTAAGCAAGAAGTCAACCACCTTAGAAACATTCTCCATGTTGTACTTGTTGATAATTTTCTTGCCACCTTTGGAAACGAAGTTCTTCAGGGCAGTACCCACAGCATCAATACCACCGCCAGCCAACTCTGTAGCAAACTCAATGGTCTGAGCCGCATCACCCTTTACAAGGGCAGTAAGGAAGTCTTCACCGTCTTCATGCACAAGTTTACCATCACTATCAAATGTGCCGAACTTGTAGTTACCCTGCTCATCCTGATAGACCTGACCCGTATAGCGGTTAATCACATCGTTAGCAACATTTCCGAGACCAACCGTATTGGCTTGGGCAGCACCAACGATTCCATACTGGATAGCTTTTCCGAAAGCCTTTGTAGTAAGACCAGTTACCTTACCGATATAGTTTGCTATATGAGCACCAACCATTCCAGTAGCTTTCTCCATAGTACCCAATGCCACCTTTGAAGCAGCACCCTGCACTACCTTGCCAATAGCGTTACTCATACCCTTGGAGAATCCAGCACTACCAATCTGCACCATAAAAGGAGCCATATTAGTAGTGATAACACCACCAGTATACATCCATCCCTGATTGTCACCATACTGACTCAGTGCATCACTATTCTTTACAGCTTGCTGCATCAACATATCTCCAGCTTCAGTATGAACACCATTATCCAAATCCTGCTTGGTCGCTAGCAAGGAGCCAGCATTAATAAGGTCAGACGCACCGCCAGTCAGCAATCCAGTATCTTTGGCAGCATCATACATTCCTCTAAAAAAAGAATGATTGTCAAAGATTGCACCATTTCTTGAATCCTGCTCCAACTGCAAGAGTTCTCTTCTCTTACGATTGTAGTCACCAGCAGCAAGAATTTGTCGGGCTTCTGTATTCTCCAAGATACTATTGTTGGTAGTAACACTATGAGGAGTACCAGCGATACCGCCACCCCTAGTCATATTGCCCCACACGCTACCGACCTCATCAGTAGAACCAATGAAGGACTTGAACATATCGCTAATCTTTGCTGCATCCTTGTCGGCATCAGCCATCTGGTCATGCAGTTCATTCTCCCAGTTCTTTGTTGTCTCCTGAGCATACTCTCTATCAAGGTCTTCTGCGGTCTTGGCAGGAGTAATAGCAAACTCCTTTCCAGTTGGCTTACCTTTCCGATTCACAACCTTTGCGGTTACTGGTTTACGGACATTGTTGGTTGCCCTTACAGCCTGACCTACCGCTCTATGAGTAAGTTCTGACGCTCTGCTCTTATTTGGGTCAACAGATTTAAACATTTGCTGACGATACTTGTTTACGGTAGGATAAACAGCATGAAGACCAAGCCATTTACCGAACTCCTCATAGTTTTTCCCTACATCAGCCCCATCAGCCTTGAAGGTATCATATACAGATTTTCTGTTTTTGTAACCTTCCTTGCCAGGCTTAAAGAACCAAGAGTTAAATTCTTCTGGTGTACCAACATCACCACCATCAGCCTTCAAGGCATCATACAGTTTCTTAACCTTACTATTTATTGGCATATTGTTTCTTTTTAATGATGAATTGAAAATTTACTTTTAGCACTTCCTTTAGAAGAAGTACCGCCACCCTTATGGGCAATCTTCTTTCTGACTATCTTCACAACTTGCTTTCGTCCAGCAGCAGTATTTGGCTTGATACCTCCCTTTGCTACGGTTTCGCTAGCATTTGCTACCTCAGAAGGATGCTCTCCATTCAGTTTGAGATATTCAGAATCCCAGTCTACTTTAGAAGAACCGCCACGACTGCCACGACCACCACCAGACTTGTTTGCACGGAGTTGATTTGCTTGTGCATTCAGGAGTTTGATAGCAAGTTCTTTCTCGCTTTGAGTAATCTTGTCTTCCCTCCTAAGTCTATCCAGTTCGAGTCTAGCCTGATTGTATTCCTGCTGATTAGTAATACGCATTTTGTTAATATCAATTCTCTGCTGACTCTGGTCTAGCTTTGTCTTAGCGATACCCTCATTCTCCAAGTTGTGTCTAAGTTGCTCAGCATAGGTCATATCATGACTTCTTGCTTCCTCATCAAGAGCGAGTGCCCTCTGATACCCAGCCAGCCATGATGCCCGATTCTTTTCTCTCTGAGCATCCATATATGCCTTGCGTTTATTCACCGCCTTAGTCATATCCGACTCAGGATTGTGTACCACCTTTGCACCTTTGGAAGCGAAGTAGATATTGGATAGCGCACGGAGACCATCACCTAGAGCAGCGATACGAGCCTTGGCACGTTCCTTCTTCTCTCTGTTCGCCCTCTGCTCAGCAGTCTCATTCAGTTCAGGATTCAGCATCTTATACATATCAGCATAAGACAACTGCTTAGGCTGAGGTTTCGACTCCTCCTTCTTCACGATGGGTACGGTTGGTTTATCCTCCTCATCATTAGGAGCACTCTGATTTACATCTACCCCATTGGCGATGGCTTGTTGAGTAGCGATAGTCTTCTCTCTAGCCGCCTTCATCGTAGGTGTTTCATTCTGAGGAGTGGCAGCATTCATCTGGTCAACCTTCTTGCCAGCCGCATCAAGTTGCTGCTGGTTGAAGACTGGAGCCTGAGTCTGTGCCACCTTCTGTGCCGCATCCACCCCACTCTGCTGCTTGTTGAGCACACTCTGTGTAGTCTTCAAGCCATTGTTGTTTCGTAACATATCTGATGCTTTCATAGGCTATGCTTTAATCTTTTGAAGTTTAGCCCCAAGGCTATTCAAGTCACCCTCAGAAGGAAGAGCCGTAGCCTTAGCCTTCAAGCCAAGAACATCATTTGAGTCCTTAGCGATACCATTCAACTGCTCCTGAGTCACATTCATATTCGGTGCCTTCTTCGCACCACCAGCACCACTATCAATAGCTGTAGCGATATTGGCAGCAGTACCAGCCACACCTGCCACCGCATTGGCAGTATCAGCAGCCTTCTCAGCATCAATACTCATCTGCTGGTTCTGCAACTGATTCTTTCTGTTCATGTACTGCTGCTCGATATTGTCCTTTCGGGCATCATTTGCAGCCACAATCTGTGAGGTAGTATCAGCAAGAGTCTTGTTGTTCGCCTCTTTTACCGCAGTAGTGGAATCTTCCGTACCACCCATCACCGCTTGTCTGCCCTTAGCAGCCTTGTTTCTGTTCTTAATCTGCTCCTGCATCTGTGTGAGCAATCGAACGGTATCAGCACGTTTGGTAGGGTCTTCATTATACTTTCTATCATACCATGCCTGATTTTCTCTCTGTTGCTGGGCAATCATCTGCTCCTGCTTTTTTCTCACCTTGCGGTTAGCTATACCGCCAGCAATACTGCTTGCAAGCCCAAGCCCAGCACCTATTAATGCACCTATCATATATATGAATTTTTAATTATTAATAATGGTACAAAGATACAGATACCATCCGAGATTCGTATTTTATCCGTTTATTTAGGTGGTAAGTTAACGGATAAAGTTTCCGTTTGCCGAATAATTACTATCTTTGCACCAAAATAGTTAAGTCAATGGCAGTAGATAGAAATACAAAAGGTCAGTTCGAGAAAGGTCGGGCAAAGACTGGAGGTAAGAAGAAAGGTTACGAGTCTCCTATCAACAAGGAGTTTCGTGAGTTGTGTGCCGACTTTTCTAGAGAGGCATGGGATGATTTCATGGTAGCTTGGTATAAGTGCGAGCCGAAGGATAAGGTAGCATCATTCATCAAGATACTGGAGTTCAACTGCCCTAAGCTACAGACCGTCACTCTTGACGATAAGCGTGAGGTTCACAATGCCCTCACCGAGAAGTTGAGACAGATGTCGGAAGAGGAAGGATAAAATGTAATTCATAAGAAGAACGTTTGTTTTTTTCATAGGTTTTTGGTTTATAGGTTTTAAGATTGTTAGGATAACGAAATAGGGAATGCGTGAGCACTCCCTATTCTTTTTTTATTCACTATCAGCGACCACCTCTCGCTCTTCTATCCCCAGCCATATCCGTCTTAGAACCACGATTAACCGATGATGGTTTATACCTGATTCCTGATTTCGTGTGACTGGCATCCATACCCTTGCGAGAAGCTGCCCCATACTTTTTATCGTGAGCAGCGTTATGACGAGCCAATTCCCTACGCTTAGCCTTCTGAGCAGGAGAAGACTCAAAGCGAGTGTCGTAGGCAGCCTTCCGTGCCCTAGCTGCTGGGTGAGTTCTGTAGTATTCAGCAGATTTACTTAGCATGTCTCTTCTCCAAATATTCAATAGCAGGATAAGAAGGAGCATCACAATCAGGACAAGAATCCTCATACAATTCAGTTACAACAACCTCCCAGTCCTCAGCAAAAACATCAGATGAAGAAGGAACCCAAGAATCAGCACGACCATCAAGATTGATAATCAACATCTGATTGGTATAATCAATGTGCGCACCATCACGGCTCATCAGAATGTTTTTAGCAGACTGAGGTAGCGACTGCATCGTAGGAATGATGCATCCTTCAATATGAGAAGGAATCTGTTTGACAACAAACATACCTTTGCCATTCCATCCCTTGCGTCTTACCGCAAGACCAGACTTCAACGCCTCAATAGCCTTACCAAAATCCATTTCGCCAAGTTTACGATAAGCAGCATCAAACACACTCTTAGGTGACCATGAGCGATAACCATCATTATAAACTACAAGATAGCCATCTTCATCAGCGGTTGCTGGCTTAATTTTTCTATCAAGCACAATCTGTGCGTCTTTCAATGACATAGGCTTTGCCTGAACTACTTTTGTGCCAATATACTTTGGCATACAACAATTTTCACTCATAATTAAATAATTTAAATTAATTAATATATCTTTTTACTTCTTATCTTCCTTTAACGCATCATCAAGATACTTATCAAGAGCCTTGACACACTTATCAGGAATCTTATTCGCATCCTTGTTTTCTTTGAGATAATCAATAGTGCCACCTACCCCATAGATGATAAGCAGATTCTTTTGGGAAGGAATAAATATCGCCATAACTACCCCTAACACAAGAGCAAACATAGAACCCTTAAACATTTTTTTCATAAAAGTCGATGGTTCTAAATCATCTTCACTAAACAAAAAAAAACCAGAAGCCTAAAGCTATAAATACCAAAAATGATAAAACAGCAATAACCCCACCTAAATCATTCAGGTTGCCTAAAACACTTAACCAATATAATTCACTCATAATCTTAAATTTTAATTAATATATCTATCTCCAATAAAGTTCACGATGTTCCTTCTTCAACAAATCACCAGTTCTACACCACCAGTCATTCGGACTCCATTTAAGATACTCCTCAAACTCTGGGCTGTTCAGTTCATGAGTAAGGATAGGATGAGAGGTAGGCTTGAACTGATGCACACACAGCAAGTCTGCATGATTGCCACCATAAATGCGTGGAGGCATAACATCTTTCGCCTGATGCCACACCTTGTTGAGGTCAATGAGTTCAACCCCATCCAGTTCTTTCAAGACATTATCAATCTTACCCAGCACACGATTCAGGACTTCTGCCCTATCCGTGCCACCCTTAGCAATAAGCCACTGGGCATCACTCAGGGCACTTCTAATCAACATATCAAGTTCCATAAGCCTACCACTTCTTTATCGTTGTATTGATGATAGAATTAGCCAACTCGATAGCATGCTTAGGTTTGAAAAATCGCTTGTTCAAATCATCATGCAACTCTTCTGCCAATTTCCGTATATTAGGGAGCAGATTAAGAATGCGAAGTTTTTCTGATTCGAAATTGGTAACCATAGTAGAATACTTGTTACGCAATTCAATCTCTTTTCGGTTATTATCCTCTTCCAAGTCCTTCGCCTTCTTTTCGTACTCTTTTTGCAGCATTGATTTCATTCCGAGTTGTTCGTTTACTAACTTATTTTTTATGACGTTGAACTCGTTGTCAAGTTTATTCTTCTTGTCGGCATAGGCTTGTTTTTCTAGGTCTCTGTCGTGGATGCTACGATTGACCTCATCTTGCATAGACTGTTCAACCTTCAAGCGAACGTCCTCGAAGTTAACATAAGACTCAGAAGGTTCAAGGGCGTGTCTGTTCTCATCATACGTATCATCCTCTGTTGCCTGATGACAAAACATATCATCATAGAGACTTTTTTTACGGAAGAATCGTTCAATAACAACCGTCTCCTTGCGAAGAATCACCTTTGCACCCTGCTTCAAGGACTCATTCAACTTTTTGAGTTCCTTTACTTGCTCTTCTAATTCTGAGTTGCGCTTACGTATAGCATCATACTCAGACAAATCAACATTTACAACTGCCATATTATATAATTTTTAGTTCGACATTTGTTTGCCAATCACTTAATTACCCAAATATAATTATTTAAAATTTAAATGGATAGATTTTTGATTCCTTTGGATTCTAGGTTCCCCTTAACGCACACGTATGTGAACGCATCAGAAAACCTAAGATTTCATGGATGAGTTCCGTCAACCCCCATCATCTAGTCACTTGATAATTCTACATCAGTTAACCTAAGCAGCATAAGGAGTAGATTCCCCTCCGCTCGTCTTCTGCTATTAGTTCCTACGATTTGCCATGCGGTCTTCCTTGCTATTTATAGACTCGATGAATCGGAAGGTATCTAGCCCATAGTCTTCCATCTTGTCTTGTCTCAAACTCAGGGGAATAAAAAAAAGAACCCCCGAGTGTTGGTTACGGACAACGACTCAGAGGTTCATATCTTGTAGGCTTGCGCCTTGAAAGGAGGACTACTTTAGTCTGTCAACCGTAACATTGACGATGCAAAGATAGAAGCTTTTTCTGAAACCACCAAATGTGAAAAAACATGTAATTCGTTAATCTGTAAGATATTCAGATTTTAGGTATACGCTTGATATGCAGTAGACATACAAATGATTACAAAGTTAAAGTAGGTTAAAGTATATTTGGCATTCAAGTTTATTTTGTTACCTTTGTAGCGAGTAAAACAAGCGATTTAGTTTCTTTAACTCTTTTATGTTACTATTTTGTTACTCGATAAAAACAGACCATTTCTAATAGTATTGGTTATCAATAGGTTACAAAGTTCAAATAAGCATTCATAATGTTTTTGTATAATATGAAAAGGGGTGCTTGTGAAAGTACCCCTTTT